ATGATATATCTTGGTTAGTTGCTGTTGTACTTGGTGCTATTGACCCTGCTCCAATGTAATATGTTGCAGCATCAGCAGGACTTAAAACAGCAGGGAAAAATGGTATAGTAAAATATACATCATCCTTTACACTAGGCTGAAGGTCTGCATAATACTGAGCAATAGTTCTATTTGTCCAAGCTCCTGCTTTTCTTTGAATAATATCATCATCTGCTGGAGTTAACCCAGCTATAGTTGTGAGATCTGAATCTAGTGGTTGATAAGTACTTGCAGCTGTAGCTGAAGTAAGGTATCCTGACAATGCCGCCGAGGTAATGAATCCAGATGGGTTAGCATTGCTATATGGGGTAAACCCAAGGGCTGTAGTTACATCGCCTGATGTTATTCCGGAGATATATCCAGAAGGATTTGTCAGCGGATAATATGTAGCAGCCGCTGAAACAATAGTCAAATAAGAACTCAAGCTAGATACACTAGCTATTACTGAGGTATCTACTGATAATACGTTAGAAGTAAGCTCTTGCAATCCATATCCAGCAGATACAGCTTGAGCTACGTTATATTGAATATAAGAAATAGAAGTAACACCTATTGTTATCGTTCCAGGAGTATTACAGATAAACCCAAAGCCTCCATAAAGAGTTCCGCTAAGAGTAAGAACAAAGTCTCCGTATATTATTTCCCCAGGAGGCACATTGTCAGCGTCAGCAGATCTCGTTAGAATAAATGGAGTTGTAGGACTTCCTGCATCTGTAACATTATAGATGCCATTTTCAATGCCGGACGACTGTTGCCAAACAAGAACTCTTTGATTAGCGGACATAGACTGGCTATCTACAACTAGAGCACCATTACTTGTAGCAGTAAGAGTAGCACCGAATCCACTTACACCATTAAAATAAGTAGCAACTAAGTTAGTTGTAGTAGCAGCATTTACTGGAGAGTGGAAGTTTATGCCAGCAGAAATATTATCTACATATTGCTTTGTAGCAGAACCTAATGGACTTGTAGGATCTGCATTAAGAATAAGATACCCAGACATAGTATCTCCAGATCTGTCTACTTTACCTATTAATCCATTATCAGCATATGTTTTAATTGCCTTTTGAGAAGGTACAAGTAAATCACTATTTGCAGATAATAAAGGATCAATATCAATTGGTACTCCTTTGGTTGTTCCTTGTGACATTATCTTATTTCTCTAAATTTTATAGAAGAATATACTGTTTGTGTTCCACTTAAAGATATGCACTTTAAAGTAATTGTACCTAAAGATCTTGCTACTCCAGCAGCATTAAGAGTAATTGGATACCTTGATATAACTGCTGTATTTGTAACACCTTTTGCAGAACCAGAAGATGTAACAAATCCTCCATCAATAACAATAGCCGGACTACCACTTAAAGTTCCAAGAACATTGTATTCTGAGCTACTGTATGAAGTATTTACGTCATTATATGTAGTTGTACCTGAAATAGCTTGTCCAATACATAATTGCCATTGAACAGGCTGATTTCCTGCATTGTAAATTTCTACATCTATAAATGCAACTCTTGTTCTATTTGTAACAGAGTTAAAATTTGTCTTTGGACGTAAACTAAGTAAGTGAGTACCTCCAGTATTTACACTTACAGCACCAGAATCTTGCTGAAATGTATATCCAAATACGTTTATATCCTCAGATCCTCCTTCAGATATGACAGCAGAGCATACAAAGTTCATTGTTGTAGAGACTGTACCACTACAAGTCATACCACACCTTACAGGCAGATTAACTGTCTGTACATATGGTGAAGCAAATAAGTTTGCGTGTAAAAACTCATGGCAATATACAATTTTCCCTCCTATATCAAACCCCACTCTAACTCTACCTACATAAAGAGCTTGAATATCAATTACTAGAATCTGATTTTTAGTAATATCTAAAGTGATACCTGAAGCACCTGATCCATTTAAAGGATCTATATTCCAAGAGGACTGAACTACAGTTTCGTTTCCGGCAGAAGAACCAGAATAAACAATAAACTGATTTACTGTTCCATTGTTCTGAAATTCTATGCCATTAATACCATCAGAATATCCTGCAAACTTTAATGTATCTGTTACAGCAGCTATCATGTTGAATGTAACAAATATCAGTTGCGATCTACCAGGTTGATAGGGAAGATACTCATAGCTTTGCATATAAGACTTCCCTCCTGTTGGAGTAGAACTAAATGTCATTAAAGCTTGTCTATTTGTAGAGTCATGAGTAATAGTAGCTCCAGTACCATTTGTGATTTGCTCTAAAATAATAGGAGCTAAATCATATGTAAGTTGAGCATTAAAGAGAATCAAAGGATTTGAAACTCTTAATCTGCTAAATGCATCAAGATTTGCACTGTCTTTTATAGACACATCAGAACTTAATACACTATAACCTGAATATCCCTGTGCCATGATTAAATTATTTCAGTTCCAAATATTTGAAAGCTAAGACTTGCATTACTTGAGTAAACTCTAACTACATCTGTAGTAGCCAATGAAATGCCTATTGTAGCAACAAAAGTGTCATTACCAGCTAATAATACATCATAATAAAGATAGTCTTTATTGGATGTTGCTCCACCACTTTGAGTTATACTAACTCTAAATGAAGCTTGAGTAGTTCCTCTATTGCAAATAGTAATAGAAGAAGACACAGTAGATGTCAATGCTGGAACTACATAAAGATCTGTTTCTGTAGTTGCTGCTGGACTAGATTGCCCTAATATCTTATAGTAGTTTGCCATTTTAAGCTCCCATTAATAAAAAGTTTTGTTCAAATCCTACTTGTTGTGCAGTTGCACTTAGAGTACCTCCAGAAAGACTTAATCCGGTACCTACAGATATTTCCTCCATTACACCTGTTCCTGCCGTACTTCTTCCTATAAGCTTATTAGTAGACATTGACGTAGAAATAACTGGTGTAACACCACCTGTAGAAGTTATAGGACTTACCGCAGTAACAGAAGTAACTCCAAATGCTGGCCCTATTAATATGCCTCCAACTGTAACTCCATCACCAACATAAAATTCTAAGGTATCTGTAGTCCATATTATTTCACCATCAAGAAATGTGGTTATAGCTCTTTGTGCATCAGTTCCACGACGTATTCTTATAGCCATTATATTGATCCTCCATCAATTAAAACATTTTCTGTTGGCGATATTATAGTTCCTCCGTCAATAGTTACATCAGGACTTGTTCCTCCCCCTCCTGAAATAGCTACATTTACTACGTTAGTTACACGACCCTTTGAATCAATAGTAACTTGAGGAACATGAGTGGCATCTCCATAAGTACCTGGTGTAACACCTATTAATATCAGCTCTGGGTTAGGATATGTTCCTTGTAAATCTCCTCCAGCAGGGCCAGAAGGAGGCATGCTAGTAGGAAAAACAACCCATTTCTTATCTCCCCTCCAATAATCATATATTGTTCCTGGTTCTATTAAAGGCTCTATATTGCCTATATAGTCACCTCCAACACGAGATATTCTTCCATCTGGTTCAGTCTGATAATAAGTGTTGTATTGATCACGATAATAATAACCCTTTTTGCCTTTTTTGGCAAGATGGAGTGATTCTACCTTTAATCTCTCAAGATATATTATCTTACCTGAAGGAATGATCATTTCTTGATGTAAATATTCTTTTCAGAAACTCCTATAATTCTAAGCCATGTTGGAACATCAAAACTAGGACAAGCTTTATCTGAAAATTGATTGTGACCAGCTACAAGTATTTTAGGATGTGCAGCTATAGTCTGTTTTACAAAATTAGCCATAGAAATTTTCTGAAACTCAGTCCGAGTGTCTTTTGGAGATTTGTTTGATTTATCCATACCTCCAGCATAAACAACATGCCTAGAAATAGAATTAATTCCCAATGCTCCATTTGTAATTTCCCAAGCCTCTACATCATCGTCTTCATCAAAAGGAGTAAGAATTTCTAAACTTCCATTAAGATGAAAAATAGCAGAATATCCTACTTTTTTCCAACCTCTACCTTTTGGAGGAGGAGATAAATGCCAGTTTCTAATATCTGAAGATGTAACTTCTCTGCCTTCTGGTGTGGCTGTGCAATGAAGCACTAAATACTTGAGTTTTGCCATAATTATCCGATATATACAACGTATGCTACAATAGTAAATGGAGGACGGTTTTCATGAGCAGACCCAGTTCCTGTTACTCCGGTATTTCCAGAAATAGTATGAGTATGCGTAGGTGCTGAATCTGTCACAAAATTACATGTAGAGCCAGTTTGACCGCATTCAAGGCCATTCATTGTAGATCCAGAACCACCATTCTCTGCTGCTGCATCGTATTGATGAGTAACATTATGAGTATGAGCACCTGAAGCTGAATTGACTAAAGTACCTGCTGTATGATCATGTGCAGGAAGCTGAGGTATTGTTAATGATACTGAATCAGCACCACTAGCAGCAGCAGCATCAACATGAGATTGCAAAGCAATATAATTACCAGGAGATTGATAACCAACAGCAAAATAACCACTCATATCAGCAACTGTTACAGGAGTTCCTGTAGAATCAAGATATGTTCCTCCATTTGCCAATACCCAACCCTGCCAACAAGAACCAGCAAGACCTTGATTAGAAGGAAAATATGTGTTAAACTGAGTATTGTTACCTGCAAATATTGTCATTTCAAGGATCTTGTCCTTTACAGTAAATTTCAGTTTTTCATTAGTTCCATTAGCAGCAATAGTAAGCCTGCATGTATTTCCTGATTCTACTGCATCTTCAAGATAACTAATAGTAGGATCAAGAGCATTTACATATACTTTACCAGCACCTAATAAAGCTGTATTTAAAGAAAGAGATACGTTTTCACCCGGATTTGCTTGTGTAACTACAAGCTCAGGAGATGTAGATGTTACTGCAAGAGTATTTTTAATATAAAAGTCTTTACCAGTACCACCTGTTCTTCCGGTAGAGTTATTTGCAGAAGTAACATCAATAGCAGTATTTGGAGACGCAGGATTTTTAAATACATTAGGAAGTTGATGTGGCTGAACTACTTTAGAAAAACCATCTGCATCTACAGTGCTATTTCTGCTAATAGCATTAGAATCAATAGCTAATTTTGTAAATCCTTGAGCAGAAGTAGTAGCAGTATCATCTTTTTCTTTGATGAATCCTACAGAATCAAATAACTGAACAAATGTAGATTGGGTAGGTTTATCGTACTTACGAAAACGAACACCTGGATTTCCTGTTACAAGGAAAAAGAAATTACGGAGATAACGTGGGCCGACCATGATTATATTGGTTTTTCTACTATGAATAATTCATTATTAGTTGTACAAGTATCAGGATATGTATCTTCAATAGCCATAAAATTAATTCCATCAGGGCTTAATTCAGAGTACATATCAAATGCTTGCAAAAGAGATTTAATATCAACATTCTTGCATAAAAAGTATTTTTTAATGCAATTTATATTGTATTCTGTAAGGTAATAATCTAAACCTTTATCAGTGTAACATGGAGGATTAGCCTCTGAATCCCACTTTCTTTGGTAATAAATTATTACTAGATAGATATAAAAATAATGATAATCGTTAATGCTGTTAATGGCATTTTCAGCCTTATCTGGCATTCCAAATGTTTCAGCAGTATACCACTCCTGCATTAGGGCACTCATATTACCCCAAATACAATCATAATAATCTACAGAATTTTGCTGTAAATCTGTTAAAGTAATGCTTGTATCACAACAATACAACGAATTATCTGGTAGTAACGGATCGCAACTCATTTAGCAAGATTTACAAGGTGTTGAATTTTGAGCAGGAACAACTTTACTACTGCACTCTCCACAACGATCAGTTACAGTTTTAATCTTAGTAAAGATGCTTTGTATTTCTTGTATATTCAACATACGACATTCATCCATAGTAAATATACCAATATAAGAAAGCCTGTCTTTTTCAATATAAGCTATTAAATAACCCATTAAAGCAACAAGTTTATTTACTTCAGCTCTTTGAAGTTTTAACTTTTCTTTCCGTGCTTCATTACAATCTTTACAACATGGATCTGCTTCGTTACAAAATATATCTAAAATCAATGCTTTGTAACATGCTATAATATCACAAAGATCATAGATTACAAGGGTGTAAATATCTGAAGTTAGATTGTTTGTAATAGTTACAGTGTAAATACCATCTTGAGGAAATTCTACGTCAACAAAGTTAGTAGTCGTACAATCAATGGTAAAAGTCTGATTGTAAGAATTGTCCAGATTTGTAATAACCAAAGTGCTAATCTTACCAGAAGAACACTGACCTTCATCACTTATTTTATATTTATGACAGCTTGTAAGTGTATATTTATATTCAAAACAAGCTTTTAAAACAGCACTACAGGTATATTGTTGGAAGCAATCTCCATAAGTAAGAGTAATTGAATAATCTCCTATTGATGGAATTGTAAAACATTCATTTAAGAATATATATTGACCAGTAGGAGAATACGATTCATTAATTATTTCTTCTCCAGTGACAGTATTTAATACTACAAGAGTTGCAAAAGCTTCACAATTTTCTTGAGATGTAGATACATTTATAGTACCATCTGCTGTAGAACAAGATAAAAGATTGTCAACAAAAAGAGTTGTTGTATTTGTTACAGGATCATAAGAATAAGACTGTATAGTATAAGGCCCGTCATTACATGTAGAATCAGTAATGGTTATTTCTATTCCATCTACCAAACCAGCCCATTCACCTAATACAGATACGCTATTAACTCCTGGAGTGTTATCTGCTGCTGTAATAGGAAAAGTACGAATAGGAAATACTAAATTTTTAACTATACATACTTCATCATTTACATTACTGCAAATAGGATCGCAACCTATATCAACACTTTCTCCATTAATTTGCAGTATGTTGCAATCGCAAGTCAAACAATTATCTGTAATATATGTAGTATAATTAAGTGTTGCGTCTTCAGTAGAATTACATCTTGAAGAACTTACTCTTAATAAACATGTTCCTGATTCAGCTCCATTACCATTATATGTAATTGAAATAGGAGAACTTGTTGCACCAGCCAATAAAGTTACAGATCCAGATGGTAAAACCATTGACCCTGTGCAACCTGAAATAATATAAGAATATGTTTCCGTTACACAAGAATCATTAGTAATAGTAAAAGATTCTGTTTGACTATAACCCTGTTCAACAGAAAACACTATTGAAGTAGGAGTTAAAGTAAAAGGACTATTATCTGTTATTGTAATATTTATAGGAATATCAACATAACAGCATGTATTTGTACTTCCCGTTGTATCGGCTGTAACAAAAAATCTTAAAAAAGTATTATATACAACACAAGTACATGCATCAGGAAATGTATAATTACCTTTTATTTCAAAAGATTGATTTGGCCCTATTGCTCCAGTATTGTAACTATCAATAAGTAAGGTTCCGCCTAAATCATCAACAAAACAAGGAGAACTTAAAGTAAGATTTACGCAGTTTCTTACAGATCCGTCAATCCATATTTCAGTTCCTACGTTTCCATTGGTTCCTGTAATAGTAAAATTATATACTCCAGACTCAGAACAACAATTAGAAACTATATTAATTGAAGGCAATGTTCCTCCAAAATATGTTGTTGCCGGATTAGAGCATGAAGGGTAAGTGGTTGCAGAACAGCTCATCTTTTTAAGTTATTAATCAAAATTAATCAATTTGACATTATTTTTTCGGCTTGCCAGTAGAAAGATTACCAGTAAGAACCTGACTTGTTTTATATAATCCAAACGCCTTTTCAGCCGCTTTATCCATCTGATCTACATCCAAACTACATGAAGCAGCTATAAACTCAGCATATTTACCAGCCTGAGTTATAGCAAAGAAAGGCTCTTTAGCTTTACTGTAGTATTCATTAGGAGAATATCCGCTAATAAGGTCTAACATACTGTAATTCATAGACTTACCTATTGGACTGCTCATTAATGATCTCCAGTATTGATTTTGATTTTCGTCATCATTATTAAACAAGGCCGGGAGAATAGCCAAAAACATAGATGAAATGGCAGCATCATGCAATACTCTGGAGATATTCATTTTGCGAATATCTTTTTGCTTTTTCCACATATCAATAAGGCCATCATATTCAACTCCTTGAAATGTTTTTCTAGCCTCACGATAGATACCCATTACTGACTGAATAAGTCCTTCCATGTATTCTCCTTCAAAAACCACGTTTTTCTTAGTAACATTATCAATAGTTACATCTTTAATAATGTAGTCTCCAATAGCAGAACTTTCATACCCTTCTTTATAAAGGTTTTGGGCTTTATCAAAAAGGTATTTACTAAACATAGTAAACATAGTTCCAATAGAATGAGCATCCAAAGTAAGGGCTGTAGCATCGTCATAAGCACCGCCTGTAATAAACTTATCGGTAATTGTTTTTACAGAATCACGCAAACGGTTATCAAATGCCCTTGGAAGTTTAGCGTCAACAGACACGTCTCCGTCATAAACACCTTCATTTTGCATGTTTTTAAGAAGCTCTACTTTAAGAAGTTTGCCGTCTTCAGTCATTTTACCTTCTTTATAGATACGAGCATCTTTAGTCTCATCATAAACCAAATTGCCTTCTTTATCTAAACTATAAGCATCAAGAACACCTTTTTTGTTCATGTGAGCCATCATAGAAAGAGTTCTGATCAGATAATCACCTGCAAACTGACCCATATAAAGCATTCTGTCACTAAACAAATACTTCTTAGTTTTAAAGTGACGCTCATTATTAAGCAAGTTAGATCTATCCATACCAGCCATTTTATACTGGAATGCAAGTGCAATAGCAAGTTTAGGATTAGTTGAATATAATGCAATTGCCTTATTGACATCTCCTAATCCATAGAAGTTTTTAGCTCCAGCAATAGAGTTACTTACAGCAAAAGATTGTAAGGTAAGAGTGTTAGTCATTAAGTTCTTAAAGTCAGCAAGTATGTTTCCTCCAAGAACCCCTACAGAAGTAGCAGCACCAGTCATTCTGATCATATCGTCATACTTGACATCTACTACTTTAGATCCGGTATTAACTTTTAATCCTCCCTTCATTCTTTCACGCTGACCTAATACATTAAACTTAGCCATTTTACGCATGTACTCACGAAGGTTAGTTAATCTACCTTCTGTAGATTGATCGCTATGTTTTGATTCATAGTTATGCATCAATGTCTGAGCAGCATAATAAACAGCATTGGTTTTATCTACCTCTTGCTTTTGGTAATGGTTCATCATATAGTAAGCCATTACTACTTCAAGGTTTTTTTCTACCTGATTTTCATTGGCTTCAATACTTGATTTTATTTCTTGTTCAGTAGAACCAAATACCTTAATAGCTCCATTATCAATAAACAAACCTATTTTACTCATTCGATCAACAGATCCAAGATAACTATCACCAAGCTGATTACTGAAAATATCCATAAAATCAGTTCCACCTTGCTTAGCTGCATCATTTACATATTCAAAGAAGTTATTTGAATTTGAGTATTTAGAAGCCCACTGAGAAAGACCTTTACGCCAATCTTTACTGAATATCTTTTCTGAAGCACGACGCTGCATAATAGGAACCATTCCATCTTTCCAATTTGCATCATATTGATTTTCAGCATCTTCTCTCTTCATTCCACTATTTACCTTTTTAGTAATAATAGCTTCTTTAAGAGTTTCTACAATATAATCACCTAATGCAACTTCTTCTTTAGATATCTCATATTTTTTAAGAGCTTCTATAGTTCTAGGGTTTTTACTATTATGAATGTAATAAGTGTTTACATCATAAGTGTTACCAAGATTATCAGTAGCTTTTTGTTTGATAAACAATCTATCAAATCTCTTATATCCAACATCTGTAAGACTTACAGTAGTACCTCCACCAATAACTCCATTTAGGCCATTAACATATTTTTTATTAATGTCAGAAATTAATGCATTCATCTTTTTCATGTGGGCCATATAGCGGTTTTTACCCGTCTCTATAGCACTCATGATATCAGTACGATACATATCAAATACCGGATTTCCGATATTATAGTTAAGCAAACTATATTTACCTAATGAGTCAATGTCAGTTAATTTTTCTATTGATTTCTGACCTTTTGTTTTAATTTGGAACAAAGCATCAGATAGATATTTCATTTCTTCATTGTTAACTATCTTGCCTTCGTCGTTCTTGTAATATCTCTTAATTTCATTGATACGATTAATAATTACACGTTCAACGTCAGCAGAGAATATATCATGACCATGTGCCTTAGTCTGTATTCTTGATATTATATCTTCATATTTATCAATTAATTGACTAGGGATTTCATTATTATCTTCTGCTTGTTTAAAATATCTTTCTTTCAAATCATGATATGCAGAAAGAAGAGATTTTACATAGTTAACTTCAGGAGCTTTAAATGATTCTGGATTATCAACAAGAGCTTTTAGTTCAGGACTCATAATGTCATAAACAACACGACTCTTGAGTAAATATTCCATCTCTTTAAGATAATCATGGAATGCAATGTCGTAACTCTCAGAATGAAAGCCATCTGGCTTGATTACAGACATCTTTTCAAATACAATAGAAGGATCTTTTGCTTTCATTGACATAGCCAAAAGCATAAGATTAAACTTCCTCATACCTTCTTGAGTCTTGAGAAGACTGAATTTATTTTCATAAATCTTAGTAGGATCTATCTTAGATATAAAATCTGCAAGATATTCTACATTGCCAGAAGGAGTAAGTCTTTGATTAAGATAAGCAGTAGTCATATCCATAAGAGATACATATTTAATACCATCTCTTTCAGAAACTACCACAAAAGGATCAAATGTTTTTGTGTCAAATAAACTTGAATTAAATCCAGAATCAGACAATAAACTAATCTTATCATTAGGATTAATAGCAAACTTACGTTTAATCCATCCTTTGTTAGATTCAATGTTTTTGTCAAATTGAGGATCAGCACCCATTAGGTAGTCTCTAAACTGACCTTTTATTTTAGATTCGTATTCACCACGCTTAGATATAATTTCACGAGCTATGTCTTTGATTTGATCTCTATTGTTAAGATTTTCAAGTTCATATACTTTTCCATTTGATACAAATCTGTAATTACCATGGTTATTATATGAATAAGACATACCAGTAAAAATAGCGTTAGAAAGCTGATTTACTGCATTTTCATTATTTACATCATTAGTAGCTTGACGTACATCTGTTCGTGCCATAGCAGAAACAAGATCTACGTTGTCGTTTACTTTATCAACTTTAAATCCAACACCATAATATGCTTTTAATTGGTCTTCGTTAGGAGTACCTTTTTCTTCATTTGCTTTAGAAAATTCAGCATCAGTGTTAAATACTCTAGCCATTTGATTCTCTAAGTATGTGTCTTTAAGAGCAATTTCAAACATTGAATCGCCTTCAAGATACACAGAGCTTACAGACATAATTTCATCAAATACACTTTCCATTTCAGGAGTTCTTTGAATATTAGCTCCCGCAGTTGAAAAGAAGAAATTTTTAACTGCACTTACAAATTCACGCCAAACATCTTTAATACCCATCTTAGCTACTTCAGGATTCATAGCCGGAATAGTCATAAGGTGCTGTTGGAAAGATTTATGTGTAAATGCCTCAGTTACAAACTCTCTTGTGTTCTTAAATGGATATTCAAAGTCTTTGTTTGCAGATTTAGACTTAGTGTATTCATAAAGCTTAGTTATATATTGAGCATATGTTCTTTCATCATTTGTAAGCTTTTGATTTTTTTCAAAACGCTGCAATACATCGGCTGTTATGCCATGATTCATTTCATGAAGAACAAATCTTTCAGTTTTAACGCTATTGTCTGCTTCATCTGTATTAATAAATATATCATATTTAATAACTCTTCCTTCAGAATCTTTAACAGGTCTCCACACACCACCCATTTTAGTTGGGCGGTCTTTCATGCTAAATAAACCAGGATTTTGAATTTCAGATAAAAACTCAATGTTGCCTATACTAAGTTTTTTACTAGAATATGAATCAAGCATAGCTTTTGCAAGCAAAGCATGAGGCATGTAAAGACTATTTTCAGATACATGTCTTAATACATCTACCTGATCATTCATTCCTAAATAGTCAATATTAAGCTGACGATTATAGTTGCTTATATCGCTTCCATTAGCAGAATCAATAAATCTCTTTCTTTCTGCAAAATCAATTATATCGGCAGAAGAAAACTCTGCATCAGCAGATACACCTTCAGAATGATTAGCATTAGCAGATTGAAGATTTTTAATAGAAAGACTAAATCCAGTCTTTCCTTCTCTTTGGAATTTAGTAAGCTCTACAATCTGTCCATTTTTAAGATAATAGAAACCATTATTGTATTTTCTACCTACATCAGTAAACAGATTTGTAATTTCATTAGGATTAATACTTGTACGGCCAGTATTCATCAAGTCCTTAATCCTATTCATAGATACAATATGCAAAGACTTATGCATGTTGTCTATTCCAAATACTTCTTGAGCTACAGAGTTTTTAGTCCATCCTGAGAGCATATTAGACACTTTATTGTCTATACGCACATATCTATAAACAGGATTTTCTTTAGAAGCACCTTGCACAATTTCAGGATCTTCAATTTTAACCTTCTTGAATGCTCCAAGATATTTCTTTGTAGAATACGCTTCAGTAAATTCTGCTGATTTTCCAGTAATATGACCTGAAATAGGTGTCCAAGCTTGAACGTAATCCGGGAAATCAGCTATATCTTTTGCATTTTGATTTACTGACGTTCTGTAAATAGGAATCAATCCTCCTTTATAAACAATTCTTCCTTCCTTGTCCTGAACTTCATTAAGTTGAAAGTCATTTTTAGTATTGGAATCTTTAGTTATACTAGGAAGATTGCCTAGCATATGAACAGCTAATCTATCAGCATTATTACCACCATATCTCATGGCTATATTGTCTGCATAGATATTACTAGCTTTAGGATCAAGTCTTTTGTCAGTATTAAGCCATACGTTCATTTCATTTAAGAAATCATCGTATTGTACTAAATTGTCTTTATTTACAATAGACATTACAGAACCTTTTCTTACTATACCGCCGTCTGTAATAATACTATATACAGAAAGACGTTTACCAAGATCAATGCCAGTAATATTATAAATAGCTTGTAAATCATCTTTTAACTTACCTACATAAGATTCATCAGCTCTGTTAAGATCTCTAAGATTTATGTATTCATCCTGATTTTCTTTAACCTCAACCGTAACATCTTTAAGGAAAGAATTAGTAATATTTCCTTCAGAATCAACAAGAGTTCCTGGCGTAAGCTCATATTTTCCAGGATTAGTTTGCATATCCCGGATAAGGTCATGAGTGGTAATAATAAATTCAAGTTGACCTGTAGGAGTCCCTACATTTTCAACTTCATTAGGATTAATTCTGTTTTTAAGACCTACAACATCACCATATTTCTCAAGATACATAGTAGAAATTACTTTCCATCTTGCAGACATAGCACTGCCATACTCGTCTTTATTATAGAATCGTGGTTTTCTTGCTTGATTTAAAAATGCTTTATCAAGATTTCTAAAGACTGGATTTTGAACCGTCTGAACCTTTTGCATTTTATTGTCAAAATCTACCCAAGCATTAATAAAAGATTTAATGTTAGGTAGTTTGTTAATGAGCTTTTCTGTATTGACAAAGCTTTTAAACAAATCATTTTCACGTTTAGCAAGATCGTACTCAGAAGGAATATCTATTTCACGTTCTATTCCGGAAATCATAGCTTTCTGACTTCTCTTTTCATAGAATCTGATATATTCATCAGGACGAACTAATTCATTAAGATTTTCAAGATAATCGTAGGTATCCCAATCACCGAACTTAACACCTTGATTAACAGAAAATACTTTAGCTAACTTAGAAAGTCCTCTTCCAAGAGCCATTACATCTGCTACATGACGAGCTTTTTGAGAATAGTCATTAAGCCATTCTATTGTTCTGTTAAGATCGTATTCTATTGATTCATCAAGTTCAAGTTCTTCTTTTGCAGAAGATTCACTAGTTATTTTAATACCTCCATTTTCAGCTATTTCAGCCATTTCTTGATTTTCAGCTGCTTTATCAGCTTCACTTTTCAAGACTTTTCTTGGAATGTATCTTGATTTAGTGCCAAATACCTTAGAAATATTATCAACTTCTTCTAAGAAAGATTTAATAATTTCATTTCTTTTCTTAACGTCAGTTGTAATTTTTAGAGTCTCATTAAGCTCAAAAATTCGTGCTTTATAAGTCTCAGCCATGTTCATCCAAGAAGTAGCTACTTTTTGAGAATTTCTTGATTTTTCATCTATATCTCGTCCGGCTTTAATATCATTAATAATATTAGAAACCTTGTAATCAGATAAAAATTCAACAATTTCCATGTCTGATACACCAGCAAATTTCATTGCCATAGCAGCACTTGCTGTTGTTGGGTCAATTCTAAGTCTTCCCAAAAGATCAAGTTTACCATTATCCACGGCAGCTTGAAGAAGACCAGCCAATGAATCCATAGTTAAGTGACCACTATCAACTCCAGTAACAGGATCTATATTAAAGAATCTTCTGTAATTTTTACCAAGAAGATTAATGTTAAAATGATCTCCTTTAACCTTGCTAAATGCATGGTATATGTGCGAATAAACTTTAATACCATTAGCAAATATACCGGGAGTCTCAACACCTGCATTAAATGACTCAAACTGACGAGTATTAGTAACTACGTCATTTAAGAATTTAACAGCCTGAATTGAAGATACATTGCCTTTTTTGAGCATGTTTTCTCTTATTTGCTCATATACGGATTCAAATTGATCTGTACTTACAGGACTTGTTACTGATGTAAGGTTATCAACATCATTATAATGGTCTATTGCATTTTTAATAACTACGTTTACAGGATTTTTTTGATAAATACTTTCATATTCACCTTCTTCAATTTTACCAGAAGAAGATCCCATAAGAAGATTTTCTCCATAGTTAGGTAAATCCAAATGATATACATGCAATTCGTCAATGTCATAGTCAGATCCATCTATAATGTTCTTTTTAGAAGAAACAAGAATAGTGTTTGAAATGTCATTGTCAAATGCTACAATTTTACCTTTAAATCCAGACGAAGACTTAGAAGCAGGAACACGGTTAATAAAAGCATCTCTTGTTAAAATAAATGCTTCCATGTAATTAGCCATAGAATCTGCAAACTGATATCTGTCTTTAATTTCTCCATTTTTAGAAAGTTCAATTTTATTGTCTTTCATTAAAACGTCAGAAGCTAAAGATCCTTCAAGCTGATTCAAAAGACCAGCAAGAGCCATTCTTCTGTCTTCAGGACTAGATCCAAGATCTTCATACATTACTTCAGATCCATCTCTGAGTCTTAATGTAACAAAATCATCGGCATCAAACTTCTTGTAGTAAAATTCACTATTTGGATTATCGTCAAGACCAAACTTTCTGAAATTAGTAAATGACATTACTACTTCATACGGTTCAATTTTACCACCTGATTGCTTTATGTCAGATACAATTTTATTTCTTTGCTCTGGAGTAATATCAGGAGTTTTAACCATTGTCATTACACCATCTACATCTGCAAAGTTTTCAGCTATCTGTTCAGGAGTAAGAATGTCTTTTAAATAATCAAAAGACTCAACATCTACAAACTGATCTCCTGATTTAACATAAGCCTTCATTGCACGAAGACCTTCATTGTCTTTTGTAAATGAATTAGCTGCGTCAGGATATTTCTGAATGAATTTGTCATATTGAGCAAGTGTCATTCTTTTCCCTGCTTTATAAGGCCCGATATCAGTAGTAAGAGTAAGCATCTCTACTAATTCTCCAGGATACTGTACGTTTGAACTTGCTGATTTAATTTCAGGTTTAATACCCTTGTTAAATTCATTAGCAAAAGCAATACGAACAGGATCTGTAAGACCAGGAAGATTAGTGCCAAAACGAGGATCATTTAAGATCTCCATTCGATTACCTACCGCTACTTTAGTTCTGTCAGCTACAAATGACTTAACATCAGTAGAAGATTCTGTAGATTTAGATATATCGTCACTTACTCTTGATACATTTTCAACCATAGCAGACATACTTTCTGCTGTACGATTGTAGTTATTTTGACCTACAAACAATGTTGTAGATGCCTGAGTAGGATTACTTGCCTTTTGATCTCTTGCTTCTTTGTTCAAGTCAAGGACATACAATCTTGTGTTGTAGTCCATATCAAAAGTTGATTCTTCTCCATATCTTTCTGCATTAATATCAATAACTGAAGCACCATTTATTGTTTTAGCTACAGTAGTAGGCATAAGACGAGATAAATATGTATCCCGTATATCTATAATTCTTCCATCTTCAGTAGAAACTTGACGTGCAGAACCGCCTTCAAACATCCAATCAACAAGCTTTGCATCGTCCATTCCAAACTCTTCAAGCTTATTCCAAAGAGTGATAGACTGTCCGTTATCTATAAAGTTAACATGACTCATCATCTTTCTTTCTATGTCCATAATCTCCCTACTGTTCTTTCTGTAAGGCTTTAAGTTCATAGTAGAAGACTTCATCAAGATACGCTGTCCTGTTACAATATCATTTTGGTTATGGATTTCTTTTTTATGACCAAAAGCATTTTTTACAATGTTCTGACCCAAAGAAAACTGCTGAATAATACCATCAATACCAACCTGAAACTCAAGACCATCTACTCTAGTTGTGCTGTCTGTTTTAGATCCACCCAATAGCTTAGCAATACGATTTATTGATTTCATATTAGAATCGTTGTAAATAGCAGCTTTTTGAGTAGCCTTTACTCCAATACCATACGGTTTGATAGTGTAATGCAATCCAGGAGTAGTAATCTGATAAGAACGAATTGCGTATGAAGAATAAGAAGGATATTGATTTTTATCTCCAATAGTTAAATCTGTAATATGATTTCCATGGTTAGCAAAAGCAAGAACATAACTTTCATAGAATGGATTGTATTCTTTAAAAGTATAATTTTCTTTATCGTTATATCTTCTATTTAAATAATAATTGTCAAGATAATTTTGCTTTTCATTCTCAGACAATGCAGTCCATTCTTCTGGAGTAAATCTTTTTACAACCTTTACAAATCCAGCTTTTTCAATGTTATTTCCATCAAAATTCTCTCCTTCAAACGTAAAGAATGGCTTAGTTCTTTGATCTACTTTAACCTGATTTTTAAACAAGCTACTTACATAAGAATCTATTCGTCTAGAAAATGCATTTTTAAAGATCTTTTTAAGCTCTTTATTTACATTTTCATTATTGATCTTATTAGTACCTGTTGAATTTGATTCAAAAAGAACTGAGTCAATATCTAATCCATTATCAGCAAATACTTTTTGGATTGCTTTGTAATTATCCAAAAGGAAAATAGGATCCATAGTATTGCCAGTTACAGCATCTGTAGTCTTGTAGCGAATAGAGTTTCCGGCAAATACACGCTTACCGAACTCTTTCAATACATTTCCTTGAGAATCTTTGTAATCAACAAACTTGTAATGCTTGTATTCAGAAACAGATGAAGACTTGTTTAAAAAGTCCATAAATGCTTCTTTAACAGTAGCATTACTGTTTATTACTTCGTCTATAAAATCCTGAACTTCTTGTGGATTATCTAAAAGATCAAGTTTATTACGATTGTATTTAGATAAGAAACCTTCTTTTCCCGTTTCAAGTCTTCCGGTAAGAGCAAGAGATATAGTAGGATCAGCAAAAAATGCCTCTAAAGGAGTTCCTGCTGATTGATTTATAAATCTCTGAAATTCAGATACAAATGTATCTAGCGACTGAACCTGATCTCTTCTAAGCTTTTGAAGTTCTCGTGTAAATGAATAAGAGAAATAATCCCAGTTAGTCTGAGCTGATGCCTTTTGATTTTTAGATACATTACCATCTTTAATGATAATAGGACTGGCATTACTTTTCTTATCTACACTATATTGAATATAGAAGATTTTAGAAGAGTCTCCGGTTACAGGATGCGGTACAGCATATTGATAATATGTACCATATCTTGATGTTCCAGATCCATCTTTTTTAGCACTTGCAAGACCTTCAATATAGTTGGCAATGTTACTATTAATAATTTCAGTAGGAGAATATTGGCTTACTCCTTTTCCTACAGAAGCTCTTTTAGCTCCATCGCCTACATACTGACCTCTTACTACATATTCTTGAGATCCTCCATTATAAAGAGGATTGTAAGCAAATTGATATGTAAGGTTATAATATGGGTTATTTTCAAAAGCAGCTTCGCCAAACTGACTTACACGATTTTGAAAATCATTTATAAATACATCAGATATCTTAGTGTTAAGGTCTGATTCAGTATAAGGAGAAGATATACGATCTACAAGGAAACTTGAATTTTGAATTGTATATTTCCTTTCTCCACTTGGCGATGTAAAATAATTACTTACAGAAGTTGATCTGTTAAATGATTCTACAATAGCAAGATCCTGACGATACTTCCATTCCATAATAGGAAGCTGCAACTCAGAAGAGCCATCTGTATTTTCATTATCTATGTTAACGGTGTCAAAATCAAGGTCTTTATTTTCAAAGCCTATTTTAAGCTTAGAAAGACCATCGTGAAGCATTCTTGCTAATGTAGATGAATCTACTTCATAAGAAAGGGGTTCACTATAAATACCATTTATTTGAGTCTTATTTGCAAGTCCATACAAATATGTATTGATAGTCTTACCGCTAATATCATATTTAGATATACCTAAAAACTCAAGAATATCAGAAACATTCTTTTTATTACCTCCAAAATCAGAAGGATCTGCAAACTCATACATAAACTCACCAGCAGTAGCTGTACGCTTAATAATCTGTTTTTCTCCACCACCTTTATTGGTAATGTAGATTCCAGAATCATCTATGCGATAGCCATCTTGAGGAGTCTTGCTTTGCTTCAGATTTTGTATTTCACCTCTTTCCTGACGAATACGAAGATCATTAATCTCATGCTCTCTTAAAGACATAGATTTAGGCTCTCCATTTTCAACGTAATCTACAAGGTAAATATCACTTACTCGATTTACCTTATTGCCTTTAATAGTTGCTACTCCATCAAATATGTCAAATAATGAAGTGGTCATATTCTTGGCAATTCTGTCCTTGATATCAGAAACGGTATTTCTCTTAGGACGGAACACTCGTATAGAACCATCAATAGGTATATACAAGTCATTTTGATAGCTAATTTGATTAGCTGATCCAGAAACAGCAAAGAACTCGTTAAGAGCGTAGTTTGCAAAGTTTCTCTTTATGTTAAATAACTCTTCAAGAGAAACACCTTCCGGAAGTACAACATCTCTATATTGAGCATCAGAATTAATTCTTTCGAGAATTTTATCTGGATTTTTAATCCAGTCATAATAAGAGTATTCTCCTTGAGTGGAAGGATCATAAAATCCAAACTCACCAGGAAAGCTATCTCTAAAGAAAGCGTCGTATATAGTGCTCAATATATTATATTGGTTACTAGCCTCATTGCCTTCTTTAGGCTGAGTAGCTTCCATAGCACGCTCTATAGATCTTCTAAAACTGTCAAAGTTATTCTCTCCTTTTGGAAGGAATCCTACATTTTTAGTAATAGAGTTAAATGCACTAATAACATTTTCAGGAGTAATAGGGGTTTTAGAACGTCTTGAAATGATATTACCACTTTCATCTTTAGAAAACTCACGATAGTCAAGAGAATTTAAAATAAGCCTCATTTGACTAGAATACCCTTTTACAGGGTTACGGCCTTCTCTTGTTGCAGAAGTAGATATAGATGATTGAGTAGTAAGTTCTGATACATCTAAAGTTCCAATATTTTCATCAAGATCCGTATCTCCAAATTTATTACGAGCTTCTGCTGTAGTAAGGAGAATGTTTTGAGGAAATATCTTTTTAATGATAGGATCAAATACTTCCCTGAAATCAGAATCTTTTCCTTTTGCCAATTGAGCGTATATATAAGCCCTTCTTACATCTTCAGATTTACTTGTAACTACGTCATTCCATGTAAGCTCATCCGGAGTTTTGTATGTAGGAATGGCTTCAGTAGCATTAGGATCAGATACGTTATAAACACTGTCTTTGATAGATTCGTACTTATTCATAAAAGCAGAATAAGACATTTCTATAGCTTGAGGTATGTCACTTAATCCATCTTGAAAATAGAAAGGATCAAAAGACCTTGAAAGACGTGATTTAGTTACAATTTCTTTAGAAATAGTATTTACAATGCCAGCTACGTTTTGTTCATTGCCAAATACTGTGCTAAGCTTTGAAATACCATTACTAGCTTTTTTATCTCTTGAAAGCTGCTTATTTGTAACAAAATTCAAAGGATCTGCATCTGTTGATGGCTCAGACTCTTTTTGGTTAAACTCACTTAAATCATCAAATAGAGAATCTTCTTGTGCAGAAGAAAACTCATGAGAAGGCATATTATTAGTTCCAGGAGCTTCACCAGTCTTTTCAGTAGCAGATGGCCCTTTTACTTCATTAGATGATACTACAATTTGAGGGAAGTTTACATTCTTAACATCAGTAAACAACTGATCGTGAGAATTTACTGCAAATTTGCTTGATCCAGTAGTATTAGAAGAAGGGAAAGATCTGATTTTTACAGGAGAAGTATTTTCATCATAGTTTTTTTCAATGATGTCCTGAATACGCTGCATTCTTTCATAAGTAGCTTTAAGATCAATAGTCTTTGTGTTAGGATCAAAAACCTGAACTTCATAGTTATTATATGACTTACCTCCAGCTACATCAGTTCTTTTATTAATTGAATAAAGGCTATTTCCTGTATTGTATTGATCAAAGAAATATCTATTAGAAGTAATGAATCTATTTATGTCTTCATAGAATCCATTATTTCTAAAAGTATCATTGTCTTCAAGTCTCTTGGTATTACCAAAGTAATCTTTTACAAATCCAACAGCATCTGCTTTTGACACTTGAGTGGATTTAATCTTAATCATTCCAACATTAGAGTTGTTTGAATTAGGATTAAGAGTATAATAGATATAATATCCAGGTTCAAAAACTCTGTTACCATTCTGATCAGTGTATTTAGGTATTCTACTAGCTCCTAAACCTTGTTTACTTGGATCGTAAATTAAATAAGGATCAGAGAAATAAACAGTTTTACCTTCCATCTCATGTGGATACCAACCATTTACTTTTTGTTTAGGTACAGATATTTGTTCTTCAACAGACTCAACCCCTTCTTTAGTAACAGTCTTTTTAGTCTTAGTAATTTCACTAATCTTCATCTCACGACCTTTTTCAGGAACGTAATTACCATTAGTGACTTTGTTAATTGCAATGCTACCTAAATCAACAACTTGATTATCTCCTGATCCCGAAAGCTTTCTATAAGCTTCAACACGATCAACAAATCGCATTCTATTGATATTAAGCTCAGATAACTTATCAGCATTTAATCCTTGAGAAGAATATAATCTATTAAAATAATCGGCAGGTGACTCTGTAGCAGGAACAGATGTTACATCCAATCCTCTGTAAGCTTCGTCAAATCCATATTCATGAGAGAATATAAAATAGCGACCATTTACAAGTGTAGGATTCTCAGTTCCAAAGAGCTCATTCTTAATCTTAGGATTTACCCCTTCAAGATCTAATACATGGTAAATTCCATTTTGATATCTTTCAGAACTTCCTTCAAGAGCAAGATTATTGATATATATCTTACGCAGATAGTTGTTTATAGCTCTACCCTGACCTGAATTAGCAGCTATAGAATAAATATACTTTTGGAAGAAATTAGTCTTTTCTTTAACATATTTATCTTGAATAGCAGCATCAGAATGCATCTTTACAAACAAACTGCCTACTCGTGCATTTGCCAATGAATTTTGGTTAAATACAGCTTTTGTAAGAGTTTCATATTCTTTGCCCTGAGAAGGAGTATTTTCATCAGCAATAGACGTAATTTGAATACCACCGTCTTTAATTCCAGAAAGAATAGGATCATTCTGCTTAAAATCTTGAGGTTTAATCTCAAAAGTATTTACACCGTCCGTTACAGTTAAAAGTACATCTCCTGAGTTTTTAGCCTTTTTAATACCGCTTACAGTAAGCTGATTGCCGTCAGGCCCCATCATAGACTTACCAAAGTATTGATCAACAAATCCACCTTGACTATCTCCATCCCAATAGTCTTCATAAGAATCAATAGGAACAGGCTCAAAAACAACATTTCCAGGATTACTGCCTGAATATTGAGTTTGCTGGTTTACATTATTAGCAGCTTGACTTGCAGTAGGAACAGGAGGCTCTTGAACAGCAGGAGCTGGTTCTTTTACTTCTCTTGTTAAATTAACCTGTTGTGTGGTATGAGATAAAATCTCATTAATAAGCTCTGGCTGTCTATTTGCATATTCAGTATAAGCTTCTTTAGACTTTTCTACATAATCACTCTTATCAGTAAATAATGTATCTACTTTTTGAGATACAACCTCAGATTCAGGTACTGTAGTAATAATATCAAGATAAGACTCAGCTCTTGAAGAAGCAGTAAGGAGAACCTTATGATAATCTGTAATATCAAAAATGTCTCCTTTTTTAATATTTACATATACACGTTCAAACTGAAATCCTTTGGCTGTTGTTTTATCGCCAAGCATTGTTCTTACAGAACCTTCAAGAACAGACTTGTCAATACCTGAACTAGACAATGTATTAATAAGCTCTAATCTATCAGCATCTGTAGCTACAATAAATACAGTTTTTCCTGTAACGCCGTCTTTCTTTAAATCAGAAACAAAACTGTCAAGCTGCTCTTTTTGTGCTTTAAATTCATTTCCACGAAGTTTAACACCTTTTGTAGCATATCCACTTTCAGACTCAGAATATTGAGTAGAAGGATAAAGAATTTGAGCCTCTTTACCACCTTCAACGTAAGGCTCTCTAAATGCTTGCTGAATACGAACAATATCATAAACGCCTGAACGATGAACATCTGTAACAGGAGTTGTACGCTGAGATGTCAATCCAGGAGGAGTAAATGTTTCTCCACTTGATATTTGACTTTCATCAATAAGCTGAATAACCTTAAATCCTTTTTCTAAAGCTTGTTTATTAATAGTCTCTACTTGCTCTATTGTAAGTTCAGAAGCCTCGTCAATTACAAGAATACGGTCTTTAGTAGTATCAGTTAACTTATCTACTTTACCATTTAATACTTGTTCAAGAGATACAGATTCTTTATTTTCTGCATTTATTGATATAGACTCAATAGAGCTTTTTAGGTTTTCTACCTGACGAGAATGAGCTGCTGTAAATACAATATTAGAAAACTTAAAAGTAGTTGATTCTGCTTTTTTAACGGAATGATATATATCCATTATAGCAGGAAGCATAACTTTTGTCTTACCTACTCCGGCAAATCCAAGAACAGAAAGTGTATTTTCAAGGAAAGGAACAAGCTTAGCTGTTTTTGTTGAAACCTTAGCACCTGAAATAGAAGGATCCATTAAGAATGCAACTGATTCATAAACAGCTTTTTGCTGTTCAAAAGAAAGAGCTACATGATTAGGATTTTTAGTCTTAGAATACTCGTTCCAAGCATTGTATCTTTCCAAGAAAGATTTTGGAGATAAACGCTTGATATTGGTAATATTTTGAATAAATGTAGTATATGCATGAGCATTTAAACTAATATTATCAGATGCCAAACTAGACTCAAATTGTTGTACATCTCCGTAATACCAATATCTGTTATTTTCGTCTTTTACTTCTTTAGCTTTGGAGTTTACAGCTCCAAGAGCAAGAGGTTCAAGTTCAGTTCCTTTTTTGCCTTTAGCAAAAGTATTAGTAATATCTTTTACTAATCTTTCGTAAAGACCATTACCTTCTTTAGAATTAAAGATATCGTGTAGTTTACTTTCCGCAGATACTATATGTCCATAACTCTTATAAACAAGAGATGCAATTTCATCTTTTTTCTTATAATACTCTTCTTTTTCAGCATCAGAAGCTTCTCCACGGTTTAATTTATCATTAAGATCTTTTGCTCTATCTGCAACAGCATTTTGCTCATTTAAAGTATCAACGTATTTAATTAAATCGTCATTTGCAGACTGCAAAGCATCTTTAAAATCTTTAGAATAACCGCCAGTAATTATAGTAAGATGGTCAATAGTTCTTTGAGCTATATTATTTCTAAGATCAGCATCTCTTAATACAAAATTAGCATCAAACAACTGTCTTGCTACAGAAGATATATTTAAAGCTTTGAATTTAAGCTTTATTGCTTTATTGAAAGACTCTACAAGTTTATTGTGTATGCTTCCTTTATTAGTAGGATCAAGATCAGATTTTAAAGGAGTAATGTTTTCATTAAGGCCGCTTACCTGATTATCAAGTTTACTATAAACAGTATCATTTATAGCAAGAATTTCAGCGTTAGATGCAATGTTATTTATAAGTTCATCAAGCATTGCAGCATCATTGGGATTAGAAAAATCGGATTGCTCCATTTTACTAAGAATATCCTCAAATGATACAAAACGAGGTTCTTCAGCAGTACCTCTGTTTACTGAAATATATGCATTTTCAAGAATTTGTCGTGGAGTAAGATTTCCTTTTTCAAATACCGAATTAGCATCAGCAGACATTTGTTCGTTAATAGAACCTAATTCTCTTAATGAATTAATTTTTCCTTTATATAAAGAATCAAATTCTGCTTTACTTTCACCAGGAACGCTAAGAGCTACATCATTAATTGTAGCAGTTTCTTCATCATAATCAACTTTATATTTATCTGAAATCTCTTTCATTAATTGAGATTCCACTTCAGAATATTTATTCTGAACTTCGTTAAGCATATTTTCAAATGCTGTCTTACCTAAAGCATCAACACCTACACGAAGATTACTATTATGAAGATTTTGTATTCTACCAATTAATTCCGGAGTTACTCCTGCTTGCATATCAGCAAGAATAGATGTAAGCTCATTTGTATTTTCACCTCTTTGTTGTGCTATTACAGCAGGATCAATAACCTTTTTTAAAGATTCATTTAATGCATCAACTGTATCAGAACCTACAGTAATAGCTTTATCCCCAAATTCTGTCTTAAATGAACTTACTTTAGGATTGAAAATGTTAAATAAAGGATTTCCATCTTTATCTTTTGCTGAAAAATAATGAGCAGTAAGCATTCCGCTACGAACAGCTTTAGCTTCTACCTTGCTAATTCTTTTTTGCTTAGTAGCGTTTTCAACACGAACAGTTTCTTCAAAATCAGCTATAAGCTCAGTCTTTTTAGAAAGTTCTTTTTCAAGCTGAACACGCTCATTATCAGTAATTGTAGTGTCTTTAAGACGTTCTTGAATTTCATTTCTACGAACAATTATCTCAACAGCCTCTTTAGCAACTTGTGTAGGATCAATTACTTTATCAAGTAGTGCAGAATAAGATTTATCAAAATAATCTTTTAAATAACGTTTACCCTTGTCTTTAGCATTTTGATGCCATTGCTTAATGCCGGATTGTTCATAAACACTAATGTAGCTTTCTAAAGACTTTCTTGCACTTGCGTAGTTTACATCATTTAATGATGCAGGACGCTCACCTGTAGCTGGATCTACGTCTTCAGGTTTATATTCTTCTAAAGTAAGAGAATTGATGTTTTTATCACCAAACTCTCCAGCTTTATGCATGTTTTCAATAACATTGAAAATCTTATCTTGCTTACCAGTCATTACATAGTCTGAAAGACTTCTGTTCTTCATAAGAAGTTCAGGATTCTTTCTTCCAGCTACATATTGATCAATACCGCCATGTAATCCCATTACAAAACCAGTAAGGAAAGAATGACCAATACCTTCGGTAAGCTTTTCTCCTAATCCCTTTTTAGGATCATTGTATAGACCTTGACCTGTTTGAGTGTAAATTTCATCAGCATCAGGATTATCTTGTAAATACAAATAATCGCTAGTTGATGTAATAGCATTATTTACAATATGCAATGCTGCAAATTCACCCATTGAAATAATAGGAGAAGAAACAATAGGAGTTACATTTCCTGTTTTTTTAGCAAGATTGCTGATTGTCTTTAATACAGAAAACTTATTTGTACTTGCAAGTGCATTTGCACTTAACTGAGATGCTTCTTTTCCTGTATTTTTTACAGTATTAGCTAATGTCTCTTTAAATATAGGAGCAAATGATTTTTGTACTACATTTTTAGCTTCTGCATTAGCAAATACACGTTGCCATAAAACACCTTCTCCTGGAGCAAATAATTTAGAAAATCTGCCCATTAACCCAAGTGTAGCAACCAAAGAAACTCCATATACAGCCGATGCTCTATCTTCGCTTACTCCAGCTTCTTTAGCTGCCTGGTTCATACCGTCAGCCATCATCAAACCAAAAAACACATGGTTTCCTGTTGAAGCTATTCTTGCACCAATTTGTTGTGCAGCTATTTCAGAAGCTCCAGTAGCCTCAGCAATAGAAAGACCAGCAGGCATACTTACTCTTTTTAACAAAGCAGCTTGAGCAATAAGACCAACAAGAGATCCTGCTGTTCGCCATCCTTGCCCGTCAATACCTTGCAACTGTCTTTCAGACTCTTTAAAATAAAGCTGAGAAGACATATTTTGCATTTGATTGCCTTTATCTTTTAACCAAGAAGGCATTACATTGGGAAGGTTAAGATTTTGAAATGCAGCATTACCTGTTGCCATTGACAACAGTGCATTAGAATTAGACATTGCTGATCCAAATGTACTCGGTACATTAAAAATCAAACTATTTAAACCTTCACCAAAAAAATCTGTAAGCCAGTTATTTCTAATGCTTCTTGGCCCCCATAATGAACGTACAGCCGATCCTTTTAATCTATCTTCATTAGAAGCTGATTTCCAAAATGGAGTGCCAACCTCGCCTGTAATATCTCCCGTTTGATCATAATCTAATACAAGAGTTGGAACTTTAGGCATTGTTAAATAACCAGAAAATAAAGCATCTGTAAAATTTAAATCTTTAACAGCTTCTTTTTTCCATTCATCCATGGTAATCATCTTACCAAGATTAGGATCATAAACTTTACCTAAATCTTCAGCTACTTGTTCTTGAGATTTTATAGCCATAAGTTGACCATAAGAATCAAAAGCATATCCTTTTGGTAAATAAACTTGATTTTGCTTTACAGTTTGAAATTCTTCAAATTTTCTTCCCATAGGAAGTTCTCCTTGAATACTGTAACGCTGAGGGCGAGGATCTTCTAATTGCTTATCATTCCACGCATGATAAAGGTCTTCTTCTTTCTTTTCTTTAAAAGAATTGTAATCATTAGAAACAGTTTTCCATTGCTGTTCAAATAAATTGCGATCTCCTTTATATACATCATCTTTATAGATGTTCCAAGACTGCTCTTTATCTAAAGTAACAGTAACAGGGCTTAATCCTTGTTTTTGACGATCATTATTTTCTTGATTTGAATATGCCCAAATATCTTCATCCTGAAGACCTCTTAACTTCAACCCAAAATAATCTTTTTTAACTACATCAGCAGCAGCAGGAGGAGCTTCGGGAGTAACAGGTATGTTAGCTACATTAGGCTGATATTTTTGATTTGTTTGATTTTGCGGATTATTTGGATTTTGTGGAATAGGAGCCATAATCTAAAGAGAGATTTTAGAACCGAAAATTAATAAAATTTGATCAAACAAGACTTACTTAATAGCTTATTTGATATTTGGAGTATTTTGATAAGAACCAGCACCTTGAGATTGCTCAACCTGTTGATTTACAAAGCTATTAAATGCATCTTGTAAGACTTGTTGCTGATAATCTACATTTCCCTGAAACTGCTTATCTGTTTTAGCTTGATATCCCATGAACGCATTTGCCGGAATACTTACTGTTCCTTTCCAATCTTCTCCACTTTCATATATACCAGCAGCTTCTCCAGAACCAGAAGTAGAATCGTAAATTCCCAAACTATACCAAGAAGAACTTGTAATTGGCTCTTTTTCACCAGTTTCAGGATTTACAATTTGATAATTACCAGTACGATCTTCATCTCCAAAATTTACATTAACATCCATGTAAAGTTGTGGGCCATATTTTGTAAGATTAGCTTTATCTGCTTCAGTTAATTCTTGACCTGATTGTTCTTTTGCTTTGGCAGCGTCATAAAGAGCTTGTTCAGATTTATTTATATTTCTCCATTGTCCATTTTGATCTTGAACCATTGGTGATTTGTAAGAAAATCCAGCAATACCTTCAACCATTGGATTTACTTTATCTGTTGTATTTAATACAGTTCCATTTATCATCATTCCTGTATTACCAAAAACTTGAGTAAGAACTTTAGGAGATTGCTGTAACTGTGCATTTAAATCTCCATAAGCATCATTTACTGCTTTTCCATAAAACTGCCCTCCTGTTTCAGGTTTTAAAGTAAATGTTCCATCTCCATTATCAACATATCTATTATAACCAACACCTTCAGCCGAAGCAGATATTTGTCCATTTAAAAGTAATTGAGTAAAACCAAGTTCTTCTTGTTTTTTATCTCCATATCCAAGACCTTCTGCTGTTCCTAAAACATCATATGTTTGCTCATAAGAACTCGATGTAGCTTCAAATGGTTTGGTTCCCTGACTAACTCTGTCAATAGTATAAGCATCAATTACTTGTTGACGATATGCTGTATCAGAATCAAATTTATCGTAATCTACCGTTTCTGATTTAAATGTAATTTTTCCATCTTTGCTTTCCACTGGCATACTAACAGAAACAGCTCTTTTGCCTTCTCTTCCATCGTAGATTTCATTCAAAATGCCATCTTTTGCATCTTGAGAAAGATTGTTATACAAAACACCAACTGCTGCATTTAACTGTTCTTTATTTGAAGAATATCCTTGCTTTACATAAGTAATATAATTGTAAGCATCATATCCTTGCATTACATCTGATCCATAATAATATTGACCAGTATTAGGATCATATTTAGGAGTAAGACCTTTATTTTCACTAGATGTAGATTTAGCTTTTTCATATAATGCAAACATTTCATTGTTTACAGTTTTGCTATCTCCACGGGTATAGTTAAAATCCATAGCAAGAAGCTCACCTGTCTGAGGATCATAAGCTCTGTCTTTTGCCCTCATTTGAAGCATATCTTCATTTGTGGCAGATCTAATGTTTCCGTTTTTATCTTTAAAATAAATAGGCTTCCCATCTGTGCCAAGATACCTTACATTGGATTTGCCTTCTTGTGTAACAGAAGCACTTGCACCTTGAAACCTTTTTTTATTTGTTTCTCCCATTTCAAGGTTATATTGTGTAATATTTAATCCAGCAATATCCTTTTTACCTTCTTCAGAATTAGCATAAATACCCCACAATCCACCATATTTTTCAACGCCTTTTTTAATGTCATACATACTTTTTTTGTACATTAATTCAAGAACATCTTTTTGACCCGGAAGAGCGTCTGCTTTAAACTCAGGAAGTTCTGGCTTTGCTGTAAGTCTTTTAGCTAAATCAGCATCAGCAGCTTCTTTCTTTTTGTAGTAATACTCTAAAGGGCCTAAATCAAGGCCTCCAGATGTATCTGCTGTAAGAAAAAGGGGGCTTGATGATTCCCCCATGGTATTAAATAATGCCATTTTTCTTTTTATTAAATAGTTCCAGGAGTAACTCCGTTTTCTTGAATAGGTGTAACTAATTTAGAAGGATCAAAATTACCGCCTGTAATAGCATTAATTCTTTGAACTTCTTCGGGAGTAAGCTGATCAGGAGTATTTAAAGCTTTTCGATAAAGCTGTTCGTTAATTTGACCTGCTTTATATCCTTGCTCAAGAGCCTTCATTCCAAAATCAGCATTAACATAATTTCTAAATCCTTTTAATCCAGATTCAATATTTTGACTTAATGCCTGACCTTTCATAGCTCTAAACTTAAATCTGTTTTCAGCATCCTGAAGATTAACATTTTGAATGTTCTGAAGATTAAGAAGATTAGCCTGATTAGTCAATTCTGTATTACGATAGTTAAGCTCATTTTGCATTTGCTGCATTTTAGCTGCTCTATCTATTTGATTTTCAAGCTGATTAGCCTGAATAGCTGCATTTGTAGCAGGTATTTGATTTACATTACGAGCATTATATCGTGATGTAGCTCCTACTTTTTGAATTTGACGATTCATAAATTCATCCAAAGCACCAAAATCAGCAGTATATTTTTCAGGACGATACATCTGAGGTCTTGGCATTGGAGTATATTTTTGCATCATATTATAAAGAGCCTGACCACCTGCACCTACTGTATTAGCAATAAGAAGATTTCTATTCATTTTTTTAAAATCTTCAGGCAATCCTGTAGTTGTGCTAGTTTCAGGTGTTTCAGCAGTAGGCTGCTGATTATTTCTCATATTAATTTCTCTTTCAGAAGAATAATCGGGATCATTAAGTTGAGCTTCTTCTTCTTTACGCATAGCTTTCATTTCTGATGGACTATAATTTTCATCACGATATTGTTGACTACGCATATTATTATACCACCAATCGGCTATCCCTCCATCTGCATGTCCTTCTTTAGCTTTTATTTTACGCTCCTGCTCAAGCATTTCTTTTGTAGGTTCTTTTCCGGAACCTTTATTTGCACGCATATTATCCCAAAGACCTCTGCGTGAATATGAGCCATCAGCACGTTTAATCATTTCTCCGCCTTGAGAATATTCATCATTATTGGGGCCACCATTTTTAAATCTTCCCATAGCAAATAATGTAGGACTAAGCTTTTGCTTATTCATAACATTATGCTGTTCGTTTACATATTGATTAGTTCCTTGGCTATCCCATTCTGAAGATTCATTTTCAGACATGTAATCTCCTTTATAGTAACGATTATGAGGACTATTTGGACTAAGAGTTTTTTCCCAATCGTGCTCTGTCATCCCCATATCTAATTGAAGATCTTCTTTTACATCAGGAGATATATACATTTCTTTTGAAGATATACGAATAGGAGTACCTCCTTGCTTAGCACCAGGAACCATTGTTTCTAACTCTTGATATGGATCATATCCTGATTGCATAAGCATTTGTTGAGCTAAAGGAACACGGTTTGCCGGAACAATAAAAGCACCATCTTCTGCCAATAAGTTTTTATCATCAGCAGTTGGACTTCCATTTCCAGGAATAATACCATATTCATCTTCCATGTCTCCACCTTCTGCATATCCACCCATAGAATATGGAGCTGATGAATTATTTAATATGGCATCACGTTCAATAGAATACCCTATACCACCACCGTCAGCATGTTTTAATTCAGGATACTTAGCATATACTTTAGCTTTTACATCACTACGACCATGAAGACCAGCAAGACGTAAAGCATCAACCGCATCGGCTTTAGTTGGAATAGGATAAGAACGATTTCCTCCGGCAAAATCTTTGCCTTTTACCATAGGATACGGTTTCTTTTCAGATCCATAATCTTTAGATCTTGAAAGTCCACCTTCTTTATAAGCCTCAGATTCTCCGCCACCTTGCTGATTATTATTTTCATCCATCTGAAACTGAGAAGGATCATCTCCAAGCATTTTCCAAATAGGAACTTTGCCTCCATTAGCAAAGTTACCTTGCATGTAACCAGTTTCTGTATTATAAGGAGATGCTTGACGTTGCTGTTTTTTTACAGCTTCACCCATCATAGCATTTACATCGTAACTATTATCCATAGCACGATTAAACTTCCATGCATCAATAGCTAGTCCAGCTACAGGAGCAATAGCAGCAGAAAGACCTCCTGTAGCACCCATAATAGCTGGATTTAATCCAATAGATGTAAGTTGTTTTGTAGTAGAAAGATCGGCTTGAGGGCCCTGCATCATAGGCATTTGCGGTTGCATCTGGTTGGGCATAACCATGCTGCCATTAGCATATTTTTTCTTAGGCAGATTTCCACCTGCCATATAATACAAATTAGCCATGTAAAATAATTTTACTTTATCTTCTGGTTTCATTTAAAGTCAAGATCAAGGAATCTCATAGCCATCTTATCTTCACCAAATGTTTTAAGCTTATCCATGTAATTTTGGACTTTACCCAATTCTTCTTGTTGCTCTTGCATATATTTCATAGCAAGTTGATAAAGAAGATGATTGTTATATTTTAAAGAATGCCCAGCTAAAGCATTACATTGCTTAGTCACATTTATTTCATGTGAAAAAGTCATTTTAATTATTTCTGGAAATCCCTCAAAATTTTGAGGAGGCTCATTTAAACTTGGAATTTTAGGCTGAATGCCCATGTCCAAAAGAAAATCTTTAGCCCATTGAGCATGTTTCATTTCATCTTCAGCATCTTCTTGCCATTTTTTTGCAGCATTTAAATAACCATTGTCATTTAGCCACATAGACATAGAATGATACATACGAGAAGAATATTCTTCTTGCTCAATTCTATAATTCAACAAATCTATACATTCTTGAGAAAGAAGATTGTTGTTTTCTGTGTATTGCTCTTTTGGAGTGGCAGATCCGCCTTTTTCTTCAAAAACAATTTTAGAGTTGTTGTCTGACATCTTATTGATAGCTTATACGGAAATCCGTTTTAACTGATTTAACAAAAATAGACTTATTGGTTAAATATTCCAATGAAGATTTCATCCAAAATCCTCTCATAGGAGAATTTACACCATAGATATTGTTAGTTGTATTTGTAATAACCTGTGCCCTTGCAACAGGCCCCTTCCATCGGCTTTCACGATAATGCGGAATTAAATGCCGAGAAGCTGCTGACTGAACAAAAGGAATCTGTAAGGTATATTGAAATAAAGTCTCATATGAAACAGATTTTGGATCATCTGGGCCTGAAACAATTACAAAAGAGTCAAATATTTTAGTAAAATCAGAATATTGATTTACATACCAACCAATCCTAAAAGGCTTTAAAACGCCATAAAATGTGGTTTTGTTATCCAAATTAGATGTTGTAACGTCAACATTTTCTAACCAGCAATCCCCTAAAATACTGTAACTTGTTGATTGAGAAGGGAATATATTAGGATTAAATGTATGATAATCATTATTTATAGACAATACAAATGGAGATCCATTATCGTATTTATCTAAAAATGCATCAATCCATTCGCTATATCTAACGCAACTGTTTACCCTTGGGTTTTCTACAGTTTGATCAAACATGAAATTAAATACAATCTCGTTGTATTTTTTATCATATCCAGCACAAATACCGCCTTTACAAACTGGATTATCCGGTATAGTATGAATAATATCAGAATGAGAACCTAAAAATCCCTGATCTATAATATTAAAAAGCTCCTGCCTGTAACTTTTATTATCAGATAAAAGCTCTAAAGCTCCTCCAGCAATACGCCATATTTTACGACGAATAGCATCAATACCATAAGCAGCATTGTCTGTTTTAACTATTGACCACTGATGTTGAGATCCGTAATTGTCAGTTATATTTTTAGCTTTTTGAGCTAAAACATCTCCATTGCCAATTAAAAGTTCTCCGGCAGAAGCTCCTTGACCAATCATAGCTCTATCATTTACATAATGATAGTTTATGCCTCTATCCTGCACTGATATTAAATATGCATTTAAATCAAGGATTTTATTAATTGGCCCCATTCTTAAATCATAATCTCTATATGATCCAATCTGGATAGTTTTATATCCATCTGTAAATGCATTTGGAGTATGAAGATCAGAATAGATTATTCTTGTTGGAAAATGAACGCTTCTGTATGGAACATTAGAATCGTATCCAAATTGACCATTTATTGATAATACTTGATTGTATCCTAAATTAAAAGAGTCAGATTCAAATACATTGTTGTTGTAAGCAAAATCAACAAAGTTGGTTATTCCCGTTACAGGATAATAAGTATTGCTGCTTGTATCTGAACGCATAGCAGTATTGTATGCATTTTCAGTAACAAAACTTGCTATATGACCAAATGTGTAATAATTACCATAATCATCTTGTTGTGATGTTGAATACACATCTGGATTGTAAAAAGTCTTTATATAAGTTCTTTGTAAAAAACAATCTCCTTTGTAATATACAGTTCCATTGACTATTGCAGAATAATTAGCCAAATCAATAAAAGTTGATATTTTGTAATACTCCGTATTTTTTACATCGTATTGATCTGTAATAACATAACCATTTGCAGGATCTGGATCTTTTGAATATATATTTATCAAAGCCTTATCGTAACTTCCAATACCAGGAACTGCAACACTTGAATTATCAATTCCAATATATCTTGTTGTTGCAAAAGTTCTATTTTTAATAGTAAGGCTTGAAGAATTTAATGGCCCGGTATATTTAAAATAAAAAAATCCATTAGGATCTGATTCATTTACAGCTTCGTCATAAAGACTTACAAACGTAGAGTTTGGTATAGGTTGCCATTCTTGAATGTTGTATGCTTCAGGAATTTCACGCTCTTCAAGTGCAGCATTAATACTTACAGCATTAAACAAGAAAGAACAATTATGATCTCCAGGGCTTCCAGCTACAGATGTATAGCCAATATCAGCCATCTTATACATTACATAAGATGAATCTGTAAATGACTTTCTAAAAAATAAATCAGGAGAAAAGAAACCATATTTATTATTTACAGTTCCAGTGCCTACAGGATAAACAAATTTATTAAATGGCCCTGCCAAGGGATTACATTCAGCCACCAAAGGATATAGTGTACTAAATGAAGGAAATACATTAGTAGCTCTTAAAACAGGACTTGAACTTCCAAGTGGAGCTTGTACGCAATTAACACCAGACCAAACATAAAATTCAGGTGTTTCTGGATCAAGAATTGCTGCATCATATGTAGGAACAGTAACTCCTTGATAAAGAAGATTCCTATTTCTTTCGCCTCTTGTAAAGTAAAAGCCACATATATTATCATTCATCCATTGAGTTACAATGCAAGATGTAACATCAAACTTAACACCCATAATACTGAGTGTATTTGATAATTGCTGTAATGGAGATTGCTGTGGATTTGCTGAACAAGAAGGAAATCTAAGAATACCTTGATTGTTTAATACAGTAATGCCAGGATCAAACCATGCATCATAGCCACTTACAGGAAAAGGCTCTGTTTCTCGACCTGATTTATGAACAAATACTACAGCAAAAGGATATGCTTCAGATCTAAAATAACCTGTATTAGAATATGTTTTTTGATAATCTTTATACTGTCCGTAAGGAGGAACAGCATCAACTATACTAAATGGCTTATCTTGAACCTGAAGTGTATCATCAGGTTTAGCAATAATAGCATTAGCAAAAGATAAAAGATCAGGATGAAACAAATTTCTTGTTCTTACGTTTCCTGCAAAAAATCTATTTTCAAGCTGAGTAATGCTTTTTACAATATCATTTGGACTTTTCTTTGATATGATTTCTTCAAATGTGAAATCAACAACCTGCTCACATCCTGTTATTTTAATTTGTAAAGTAGGAGAATTAGGATTGATGTCAAATAATTTGTCATATAATCCAGTTTCAAATGTTCCGTCAAAATATCTTACATATGCTATCTCAAGATAAGGATATGTAGTATCAAGATTACTTAAATCAAGAATGACTGATTTTGATGTTTGAACTGTACTTGGATCTCCATCTATAATAATCCCAGCACCTATTGGATCTAAAAATATTTCTATTGCATTAGATTCCCCTAAGAAACTGGTAGGATTAAATGAAGTTGTATTGTAACGTATAAAATAAAACCAGTTTCCGGCTTTATGACATCCATCTTCATCCAAAGTCATTGTATCAACAATTGGATGAGCACATGTTTCATTTAAAAGCTCAATGCCATTAGGAAAACTGCCATTATAATAAAGCTTATTATTGCAAATTCCATTTTGATCAAATCCTGAATTAATTGAACGTATAGGATTTTTAAAATCTGTCCAATAAAGATTTACAGAATCATCATAATCTATTCTTGCAAAAACTTCTATTTGATGCTCACAATCGAAATTAAAAAGATTTGTTCTAAAATCTAATCTTGGAGCATTAGGATTTACAAGAGGATTTATTGTTCCGGTGTAATTATTTAATGGACGATATACATGATCAAAACCACCTGAGCCGCAAGAGTTGTTTAAACCTCTTTTAGGTGATGGATAAGTTCCGATTTCACCTATATTTTGAAATGTATTATATGAAAATATGTATGCTATTCCATTATATTCACAATACCCTAAAGGAATAAATCCCTGAGTAAGAGAAAAAGCCTGTTCGTTACCTCCAATATTAGTTGCAACAAACCCTTGCCCTTCTATGTTTAATAGTCTTATATTAAGACCATCTCTTAACCTTGTAGTGGCTATTTTTGTTGGATCAGAATCTTTATCTATCCCTTGATAAAACTCATTTATCTGATAAGCCATATTTATTTCATATTACTAGGAAAACGAAGCTTTGGAACCATGTTCATACGAATCATCATCATACGCTCCATATCATCACGAGAAACAAATCTAAACCCTGATTTAGCTTTTTGAACGTAATGACCATATTGAACATCAATGTATTGATATCTGTTTTCTGGTATTTTCCCATTCATATAATCTTCAAAAAGAAGTTTTTTAAGACAATACCAATAACAAGCTTCTTGATGCCCGTCTTTAATTAATGGATATCCTGTTTCTTCATCAATAGGCACACCTAAATAATCAATGAATAATTTAACAGTTCCCTCTTTAGGAAGAGATGTTGGAATTGAAGATGCATTGGTTATACTATTATCGCCAAACATCAAATAAGTTCCGTTATTCTCATAATTAAAGACAGTACAATTATGTCCTCTTACATGAAGCAATCTGTAAATGTTACATGGAAGAAGAGCTTTCTTATCTACAACCTCTAATGGAACATTGTAATAATGTACAAATTCCTCAAAGTCACCTATATTGTTTTCGGCTTCAACGCACCATTCTACAACATCAAAAAAATCAAATTCAAGACCTTTATAGTCTCTTGCAATTTTTGCTGCTATTGATTCTATTTTAACGTATTTGCCTTTTAACATGACTAGTAAGTATGTCCTTTAGATATTTGCTCTTTTAATTTTATCTTTTGAGTCCTTACAAATTTACCTTTATATCTCTTCTTGTTTACTTTACCAATGTCCGGACTTAAAAAAAGTCTAAGACCGTATTGTTTACCTTGAGTTTCTATGTCAAATTTGTAATTATCATATTGAGATTTGACTTCAGATACACTCATGTATCCAAAATTTAAATAAGGAAACACTATTGCGTAATTATTATAAATCAAATCATCGGCCATTAATTTCATCATATCTGTAAACATATCTTTGGCCTTCTTTAAAGCTTGTCTTTCAGTCTTGGTTTTAAAAACCTCTCTGTAACTATTTATTTTACCATTTCCAATGTCTTGTCTTATTTTAACAATATCTTCTACATTGGCTATTTCAAAATAAAAATCAAGCTTATTATTCTTGCATCTGTATTTTTTGTATTTCATTACATAGGTACGTTATTAGCCGAAGCAGCTATAGCATCAGGATCTAAGTTATTTCTATATGGATTAAAATCACTTACACGATTTGTATCTCCAATATTTGCCCTTGCATTAAGAAAATCTCTATCATCGCAAGGAATAACAACATCAGACTCAACAACCCTATCTGCCGGAATATCGTATTGGATACCTCCGTCTAAAATAACTCGATAGTGAAGTATTGATTCTTTTGCTTTGCCACCACATCCGCAACCTACAAGAATATTTACTTTTTCAGTATAACAATACTGCTCTTGTGGCTTAAAAACCTTACCTTTTATATAGGTAGTCATCACAATAGTGATCATCTTTTCATCTGTTGCCATAATTATCTTATTATATTATCAATACGAGGATTTTCCTGAGAATTATTTTTTACATCAGGAGGAACACTTAATGTACTCATAAGTTGTTTAATAGCAATTAATTCAAGCTCATGAACAATATGATTAGGAACCGGATATGGATCATTTTCACTAACTGTATAACATTTGCCATCTAAAGGATTAGATAATATGCCTATAAGACATACATATTTTAATCCGTAAGTTGGAGGGTTCCCTATTTTAAATTCAGTGCCTACAATTGTATAATAAGGCTTATTTCCTGTCCATGCACTGTAATTACCATACAGTTTTCCCATATAATTTCTAGAAGAAAACTCAAGTTTTTTATCGGCAGAACCAAAATATATTACTTCATGTCCTGATAAATCTTCAAGAGATGGAGCATCAACATAATATTCAACTTCTCCGGAATCAATATTATTGCAAATAAGGTTTCTACACTTAACTTCAAGACAACATATTTCCTGATAAAAATTATTATCAAGTGTACGTTTTTCTTTAAGAAGATTTTTAATAAGAGTAGCTCTTATCTGATGAACCATTTTATATATCAACTCAATGTCAATACGTTCATCATCAGAACTAAAATAACCTTTTGCCTGATTTCGTATAGAATAACCTATTTCTGCTAATGTTGGCATAATAATAAATCCCCTTAAAAGCTGTATAAATATACATCTCCTAAAGGGATATAAATTAGATTATTAGTATTTCTTTACTATTTCAAATGTGGCCCATAAAAAGCCATTTATGAAAGAAGTAATCAGGCAACATGATACCCATTGAAATATATCAAACCAATTAAAACATCCATCAAAAAAATACCAAAGACACCAAAATATAATTGTTCCCCATATTGAAGCCATACAAGCTACGCACAATACAATAGGATCAGCTAATTTAAATGGTACTTTGTCATACTTATTAATGAAATATTCCCTTATAGGAAAGCCTATTTTATTAGTGTCCGTAATCATCCGAATGCCGAGACAAACGCTCGACATCCAGATGACAGGACTTAGGTAACTGATTATCTCAGTCATGGTTTATTACTGCTAATCTTGAGCACACCCAGTAAGGTAAGCAGTAAATGCAGCTTGCATTTCTGTGTACCAGTATGTAGTGTAAGCAGGATCAGTGTTTTTCACATAAAAATAAACCTCTTCTTCGTAACAGTTAAAGGCATTAGCTTGGCTAATATCCTGAACGTCACAAGATTTACGAACTTTAAAATGATAAACACAGTATTCACCGCAGAAGCCAAGTGAAGGACGTGATCCTACAAAGCCCCACTGAATAGGGAACAACTTAGCAATATCTTGGTTAGAAAGAACTGCATCAGCATGTGCTGTAATTGTAGTTACAGTTCCAGCATCAGTAAATGCCTGGAAACCGCATGTAAGCTGACAGTTCTTTTCTTCCAAGAGAATGCAAGTACCCGCTGCACTTGGAGTAAATACACTAGCAACAAATGTTCCTACTGTAGCAGTAACCGTAGCGTTAGGATCTGCATTGATGTTGCTTGCAACAGCAGTAGCAGTTTCGTTAGCAGTAGGTGTAGCTCCAGATGGATTTTGATAACCATAGTATTTGCTAGAACCAAATGTTTGCTGAACTTCATAAGAAGTCAAGCAAGGCAGACTCTTAATCAAAAGAGGCCACTCATAAGGGCATTCGCATGAATCAGGGATACTAACGCATACTACAGTTTGCTGCTTTACGCAAGCAGATGGACACTGACAGTAAGCATTAAGAATATCAGCAAGCAGGATGTCACCATATCCTTGTACGGTAACACCTCCTGCGATAGGCACAACTGTTGAAGCACTAAGGCTATCAATCAGGATTTTTGTTGGTTGACGTAACAACATTGTTATTATGAATTAAAAGTTGGACTAATTTATGAATTTTAAGTAATAGCGGTTCGATTTTCAATAACATTTGTTTGATATCTACGAGATTCAATCTGTTCAAGTTTCTTCCTTACCGCTAAGTCCACAATTTCCTTTCTGCAATGCAAAGCAAGTTCACAATCAACCAAAGAATTTACAATTTCAATGCTTCTTGGATATCTAATATAATCTATATCGGCCTTAACCCCATAAGATTGAGTGCCTGTAAATAAAATCATAGAATCTCCAGTAATTTGATAGTAAAGCCTTTCGTCTTTTGGCCTGTTAAACGGATCTCTTGTAATCTCATCTCTTCTGTCCGAGGTCATAACCTTGGCTTTTAGAGGCTGAGAAACACCAGTGTAACCACATACATTATTAACATACTGAATACTAAAAGAAGCCCTTAGCATAAACATGTAACCATTGTTTTCACCAGAAGGATTCTTTGGCGTAACAACCGGAGCATTTGGGTTGTAAGGGAGCAGGAATATTTCCTGCCCCGCTACAGGTGCTCCCGTATTAAAAATAATCTCATCAAGAATTGTAATCTCTCTAAGATCATCTATACGTTTTTGAGTTATTTGGGCCGCTTCATATTTATTAGTAATATACTCTATCTGACATTGATTAATTAACACCTCGAACTCTTCAGGATATACAGTACCCGTATTGTCCTTGTTCAAATTGTCAAGGAGGGCATTATACATATCTGTAGCAGTTACAATCATTGATTATTAATCTTCAGATGTTGATTTGCTGGATTTTTTCTCAGGAGCCGGATCTCCGTTTTTAAGCATTTTGTTCCATTGAGTAATCAAAGCATTATTTGATTGATCACGCATAAATTCAATAGCGAAATCTTCATTGGCTCCTACAAGTTCGTTACCGTTCATGTATTTACCATTAACAATGCGAAGAACACCTGCCTGAACAAGTTTACGCAGGAAGATTTTATGCTTAGCATTACGGTCTTCAGAAACACTAAGAATGTCGGCTGGCTTATTCATTGCTAAATCATACAAAGAAGCCTCAAGCTGAGCACGAGACATATCTTTAGTATAAATCTGCAATAAACGACCATAATCTTGCATTTCCTCAAGGCTCATGCTACGCAACTTTTCCATAGCAGCAAAAATTCGTTGATTCTTGCTTACTTTAGATGAAGCCTCTTTCTCTTTGTCTTCAACGTAATAACGATGAATACCAGGATTTACAGCTTCTTTGTTTGGAGCTACCATTTCGTCTGAAAGAGCAATTTCCAAAAGGAAACGCTGCTCTTCAGACTCCATGTTAAAGCTTTGAAGGTGTGCAAAACGAAAACTTTCAAAGTCAGAAATTCTGACAGGCACGTTTTCGGCTATAACCAATTTCTCTCCGTTTTCTTCTACAACCTTACCTTTATATTGCTTTCCATTGATATAAAAAGTTTTTGTAACCTCTTCAAACTTTGGAGTAATATAAACAGGTGAGGTATGGTACTTCTGATCAGTACCAATGAGACGCACAACACCTGTGCGTTTATCTAGAACATCTTGAATCTCTTTTGACATAAAATTATCTGTTACTGTTTAATTATTAAGGAACGTAAAGCTCTGCTACCCCAAATGGGTTTTTCATACAAACACCAGTCTCAGAAAGGATCTGAACCTGATATCCGTCCATTGAGTTAGAAGCAGTTGCACGCTTGTTTCCATCAGGTGAAGACATACCGTCAATAATCTTTTTAACAAAGCGACGATCTTCATTTCCGTTACCAAGTGCAATAAGCTCAACCATTGGATCGCCACCGATAGTAGAACCAAGGTTTACGAAGATACCACGCTTCGATTCCTTAGAAACACCATAGATGTCACGATCTTGAGGACGCCATGCAGCATCAAATGCAGCGTTCCAAGCTACGATCAAACGAACACCACCCATTTCATAAGCGTTAAATGCAACTTTAACACCTTGTTTTTGCTCTTCAGCAGATACAAACAAAGGAAGTGGATTGTATTTGAATACGTCACGCATCAAACGCATGAAATTCCATACGAATGCCTGACCGCCCATTACAAACACTTCGTTTACACCTTCTCCGGTAGTGCTCATCAACTGAAGATTCTGCATTACGTTCTCAAGAGTGCGAACATTAAGTGTGTTGTACTGATACTTCAGTGATCCGTCTCCTTGTGCAATGATACCATCGCCCTGTACGATTTCACGTCCGTTCAAATCACGCATGTACACGTTTTCATTAGCATCAATTGTTGCCTTACCGTAGAGAAGCTGGTTCTCACGAGCATAAGCCCAACGACGCATCATTTCAAGTTCCTGCTGTTTGAACCAAAGACGCTGACCGTTGTGTTCAACCCAAAGAACTGTATTCTGAGCAGATCCAGAAATAGAATACTGCATACGCTGAATAGTCATATAGTTTGTATGCCATTCAGGGAAGGTATTCTTTTCATAACCTGTTTCAGAAAGTTCAGGAAACGCAGTATAGCTGAAACCAACTTCAGATCCAGAATCCAAAAGAGACTGACTGATGAAAGATCCAGTTGAATTACTTACATGCTTAGCCTTATAAGCCCAAACACCAGAGTTAATCTCAACAGGATACTCGTTCATAATCTGAATCAGAGTACGACGATCTTTCAATTCAAGAACGTCATTTGGAGAGAAATAGTTAGTGTTCAACTCAAGCGTAAACACCGCATTGTTCAATGTAGAAACTGGTGTGTTAGCTACAGTGGTAGTGATTGTTCCTTTACGGAAAGGATAACCACGAAGTGCCCACATAAACTTACGGTTACCAATAACCTTGAAGTTTTCGGAATTAAAATCAGGAGTAATTCCTTTTTTTGTCATTCCACGACGAGCCAAATATGATGAAAACGCAGAGAAGTTGCTCTCGAAGAGGTTTACTACGTTCATTGAAATCTCAGGACGGGTAAGCAAAGCTGCCGCCAGGGAATTTGTCATCGTGGTCTTGTTAGCATCATATGTGCCAGTACCAATGATTTTCATTTTTTGTAATAATTAAGTTTAAAATTGTGAAGGAGCTGCCAATGCATCAAAATCAATTTCTGTAGAAGGAAAACCTCCTCTGCTCTGTGGAATCTTTGGCTCTGGGTCAAGCTTGTTTAAAAAGTCGTTTTTAGCAAACTCTTTAGAACGTGTTATTTGTTCTCTAATTTTTGCATCACCTTTTGATAGAAAGTATGCAACCTTTACAAGAGTCTCGTCGCTTTGCAACATCTCAAGAAGTGGTGACAGTCCTTTTTGCTCGTCCGGCGTTACAAGGTATCGAAATTGTTCAGCAAACTCAGATTTTTCGCTTTGCGAAATCGGAAGTCCGTTGATATTTTCCAAATTGTTAAAATAACCAAGTGCACCTTTGATTGATTCATCACGAACCTTTGACATCTGCACATATTGTTGCTGACGCTCAAAGTTTCTTTGTTTAATCATTTCATCGGCTGCCTTTAGTTTGCGATCCTGATATTCAGTGCGGATCTTTTCTGCTTCAATGTCAAGAAGCCCTGATTGATCCATTTTTTTAATTGTGGATTCAATCTTATCATCATCCCATCCATTAGGACGGTTTTCACTTTTACCAAAATTCTGCTTTAATGAAGTTTTTACAATATCATATGATTGCATTTCTTCAATTTCAGCATAACCTTTCATTGTTTTGTAGAAATCTTCAGGCTTTATACCAGATTCAATAGCCTTTTGAAACTTTTCTACTTCAGGATGAAGATTAGCTGATGCAGTTTGCTCTTTTCTTACAGTATCATAAAGAGCATCAAGATAATCAACAGCATTAGATTCATTAAGATTATTTGGCAGTTCATATCCAAATTCATCATAACGCTGTTTTACCTTTTCAAGATATGATAATGAAACATTTTGATTATTATTTACATTATCTACTTGATTGGTATTATTTGTATTTGTAACTGAGGAAACTTGTTGTGTTGGGGTAGATTCATCTAAATTAGGAAGATTAGCTACCATTTGTGCAATATCTGCTTCAGCCGATCCTTCTGGAGCAGCAAGCATGTCTAAATTAACTGCTGAATCTACAGCACTTTCTTGTGTTTCTAATTGCTCTGACATATCTGTGATTATTGATTACTTTTTATAATTAATATAAGCTTTAATTCCGTTTGAGCCTACATAGTAAGTTCCATTAGAATCTTCTTTTATATTAAAACGCTCTGGCATTTGACTTCCTGTCTCATGAATAAAATAAGCTCCAGTTTGATCTCTCTTTACAGGAAAATTATTTCCTTTATAAAATACAGTTTTAAGATCAGGAGCCGGAGTTTTAATTTGAGTTCCAGTAACTCCAGCTTCTTGAGGAGTAGTTGTTCTATATTTTTGAAGAGGATAATTAGATTGTGTTTTATCAGATCGAACACCAGGATTATTTTGAATCTTACGAGTAACATTACCAAATGATCCTTGCATTTTACCAGTATTAGATTCTGGAGATGCAGGTGTTTCACCAGCTTTCATCTCATCCCATTTTACAGCAGCAGCACCATAAAAATTATTTGAATAATAATCATTATTAGATGATTGATCTAATAATGAAGGAGCTTTATTTGATTTATTTGCTGGAGAAGGTGTATTTGCAGCAGAAGAATTAACAAAAGAATTATTATAAGATGCAGCCGGAATATTTCCTGAAACATCTTTTCTATTTAAAAATGCTTCTACTGATTTAACTTGCTGTTCTGCTAATGCTTTAGCTTGTGGAGATGATTCATCTGTTGTACCTGCATTAATACGAGATCTCATAGAAGCAGAAGTAAGATCTACCGTTTGAGTTGGCTCACTTGTAGTTCCAGGTTTTTTAGAAATCATTTCCAAATAAGGATCAGATCCATACTCTTCATCTGTAGTAGTTGCTACAGGAGTAGATGGCTGATTATATTGATCGTAAAGCTTTTGAAATTCCGGATCAGATTGCCACATAGATGTGTAACTGATATCTCCTTTATTTTTTCCCTCATACACTTGATTTACATAATCTTTTGTGTATTTAGGTTCTGTAGACTCTGTTGGTTCTGTAGATTCCGTAGAATTTTCTTTCTTCCTTTTTAATGTCAAATTTAAATTAGAAGATGAACCATAATCTCTTTTAGATTTATCAGGTTGATAATTAACATCACCCGGCTTTGCAGAGCCTCCATCTTTATAAGACATTTTATATTTATCCCATTCTTTATCAGAATAGAGTCGGCCACCATAGTAATATCCATTACCATATGGTGTTTCTACACGCTCGACTTTGTTCATGTCTATAAACTTGTTCATTTCTTTGAAGGTTTACAAAAATAGTCTAATATGGTAAAATTAAACAATTTTTATTAATATCAATTTTTAGCCCGTTTTTTAATATTTGTACCCTTATTGCTGCTGGAAATATTTTTTGCACCTCCAGATGAATCATCACTTTCTTTGGCATTATTTTGAGCTTCCATCATCATTTTCTTCTGAACAGCATCATACTCCATTAGGGCTTGAGTGTTTTCACTATTTAAATAAGCCATTTCAACCTGATTGTCCATCTTAATGTCCATCTCTTTAAGATAAGCATTACTATTAATATCCTTATCTTTAAGAGACATTTCCTGACCCAATCTTTGAGCATCCAACTGAAATCTTTGTTTTTCAAGCTCAAGTCTAGCCCCGTCCATGTCAGTTTTCATCTTTTCTACCATAAGCTTAAAATCCTGATCCGCCTTCTGAAGTTCAGCTTGAGCTTGTTGTTGCATTTGAAAATTGTCAGATGCTTTCTTTTCAGCTAAATCTCCATATTTTTCTAAAGAACGCTCCATCTCAGCTAAACTGTCAATAGTGAAAAGCTTTACAAGCTGCTGCAAAGAAACTGTTCCTCGTGCATGCTCTCCGGCAGCAATTTGCCTAAATTCATTCATCAGACGCTCTTCTTTGCCATTGTCAGACATAAATACTTCATAATCAGCACTATTGATAGTTTCTGCTGGAACATCAAGTATTTCTTGAGCCATTTGTCCTAAAACATATTGACCTCTTTTACCTTTTTTCCATGCTATACGACACAAATTAATTAAGCGTTCTAAAACTTTACGTTTAGCTTGGTCGTGCTGATAAAAGATAATTTCTGTAATTAAAGAGCTTTGGGTAATAGACGCTTCTGTAGTTCCTTTTAAATCATTTGATGTAATAGAACCTACACGTTGTCTTGAAACACCCATAATCTGACCAGCCAATTCCTCTAAATGATTAAGCATCATAGTAAGATATTGAATTGCCGGAGAAACAGTATCGTCAAAGTTTTGGAACTGATTATATGAAGGTTGACGACCTAATCCTTCTCGTACTGTCTGAATCCATCCAATACCAAGCTTACGCTGATACAACCATTCCTGCATACTCATTCCGTCAGGAAGCTGAGATTTATCCATAATAAAACCTCTTACACCAGACAATGCCATCCAAAGTTCTTTATGATAATGAATCAGGTTATAAAGAATTTGAATGTCTTTAGCAGCCCAAATAAGAGAATATGGCTTTTTATTTAAGCTATTATGTGCAATACCTACATAAGGAAGCTCTACACGTCCATAGTCATCAATACTTCTTAACTGATAAGGCATCTTTTGCATCCTTACAAAAATGTCCTGATCAATAAGCACACCTTCCCAAATATCATTAACATACTTAGCTTCTACTTCATCTTCAGAACGTGCCTTATCGCCATCATTCATCCAATGAGTATATTTAAGATCTTCAATGTATTTGTTTTTTGACTTCTTGAATTTAAGCTCTCTTGTAGATTTCCAAACGCAATAACATACCCTGATTTTGTTTGACAAATCTAAAGTACCAGCGTAAAGAGAGTTGTTATTGCAATTATCCGTATTGTAATCAGCAGGTACACCAAACTGATATGTATTAGGATAATAAGCAAACCTGCCAGAATCATAGAAAGCAAACTGCTTATTTCTAAGTTTCTGCAATTCTTCAGTTTTGAGTTCAACTTTAAATTCATCAATAATCTGAGGAATAGTCATCCATCGCTCTTCCATAGCCCACTCGCAATCACCTACCCACTCAGCTTCTTCATCATTAGAATAATAAAAGTTAAGTGGATTTACACGTCTTACCAATGGATCTTTGTCGCCTGGATGATAATGAACATAATAATATTCTTTATCTACACATATTTTATCTTCAAATCCATGCTGAAACAAATCTCTGATACGATGCTTGTATATCATGTATTTAAGAGATTTTTCTGCTATAATTTCAATAAAGTCCTGAAATGTATAATTATAATACATTTCAATTTTTTGCATCTCCTCATTAGTTATAAGAGAAGCACTATCTAATGGACTCATTGCAAGTTTAAGCTGAGATTCCGCAGCTTCTAAAGCCATTTCCTGCTCAGGAGTTAACTGTACCTGTTGTTGTGCCGCCTGTTGACGTACACCCATGATTTGTGCTTGAGCCTTTTCTAATTGACGCTTAGCAGTAGATATCATTTCAGATTTAGCAAAAATCTTTTGCTTTATGATATCTAAATATGCTTTTGTTTTAAGGTCAGCTTTTTTCTGAACATTAATTTGGTCTACAGTAAATACTCTAAAGTTAAAAGGACGTTGTGTCTCCTGAGACTTTAAAAGATCTGCTTTTGGGCGAAGAAGAGGTATAAATCTGATTTTAGCCGGATACTCATATTTGTCTACTTTACGCAAATAATCATAATCAGCTTCGTTAAATATACCATGGTAAATATCATAACAAAACTTATCCTTCATCTTACGCAGATAAGTGCTACCAACCATAGTGGTAATACTCCTGACGTTCAACTTACACCATTCAATATCTTTTTGGGAATCAGGAATTAATTGATTAGGTAGTGGCATATCAGTTAAAATTTATACTCATTGAACCATTATTACTTGTCTTGTAATGAAAGAACTCCATCTTTTTTTCTGTCTTGGCTTTAACCTGAATATTTAAATCGTCTTCTTCATGAACAATGCATAAAGCAGAAGAAATAGTTATATCGCAGTTATATCCTTTTTCATCTCTAAAGTTAATGGCTGCTATAATTTGATCTATATCATCCATCTTCTCTACGTTCTCTTTAATGTATTCTCTATACCTTACAAGCCAGTATTGTTTTGTACTTGGGTCAATACCCCATTTATTATTTACTTTAGAATCTTTTACGTTAGCATAAGCCACACGAGGTCTTTCTTTTAAAAAATGAGAAAGATTGTTTTGCTCATACCATTTGAATATACCAATATTACTCCACTCAATAAGATTCGGAGCCATATAATAATACGACAACTTCGCTGTCATTTCATAGAAGTCATCAGCTTTTTTAGGGCGATCCGTGATGCGTGCAATAAATTTTCTGGATGTTGAGTTTACGTCCTTGAATGTTTTAAAAACCTGACAAGAACCCTTAGATGAAGAAGTGTTTGCCTCATCTTTATCATACGAATCCGTTGCCGCTTTATAAAGGTTTAAATAAACATTACCTGATGGATCTTTTTCAGGATGCTCATATATAATGAACTTGCCAGTTACCTGATTAGCTATCCATTCTATCCCAACGATTTTTCCCAGAGTGTCACGAATCCACTCAAGATCGCCCTTTTGTGCTTTATTTAAAAGCTCACGATTATTTCTAATTTGAGCTAGTCTTGAATTTAATCTTCCAATATCAAACATATTACCGCCTGTACGCATGAAGCATTCTTCAGGTGTAAGTGGCATTTGTGTAATTACCTGAATCCAGTTAGAAGGATCCTTACTTTGTTTTGCCTTTTCTCTGTTCTTTAAAATGTAATCAATGCTTTCTTCTTTCTTTGAATTACCATCTTCATCAATAACAGCATATTTCCATCCTGGAACAAAATAACAAACCTTTGTATCTGAAAATCCTTCACCCCATGAATTATCATATGACATCATATCATATGTTTCAGGTTTATAAAAGATCTCTTCAAACTCATCAGCACCAGAAGCCATTTCACCTCCGGTTCCAATCATAATAGCAAAGCCTGTCTTTACAAAGTTAGCCTCCATAGAAGGCTGTAAATATCTATATGTAGATATAATACCTGGAAATTTTCCCGATTCTTCAAATAATGCAAAGCTCGGAGACTTACCTACAGTAGCCTGTGGATTATTCTTACAAGTGATGTTATATATTTCAGACATTGTTCCTTTTTTAATGGCATGTCCGTTTTCTATAACCTTATAAGAAGCTTGAACATAGTCAAGACCATCAGGCAATCTTCTTTTGAAAAATTCAGTGTCTTTAAGAGATGTTAAACCTCTAAGAACCATTCTCATAGTAGCATTTGAATACTTTTCTTCACCAGCAAGTATTAAACTTTGTGAATGAGGAAAGAAAGTAAACTCTTTACCTACTAATGATGCGGTCTTTTCAGAAAAACCTACCTGACGACGCTTGGCAACACATAAATTCTTTCCGGCATTTCGTGCTTTCTCTACTTCATGGAAAAATTCATAGTCCATATCAAGAAAGCGTGGTGTAATAAGATCCTTTCGGCCAGTCTTTTTGTCTACACCTCTTATCTTCCAAAAATTAAGATAGAAATAATGATCACCAGTAATGCGAATACCCCCTACATCATAACCCTCAATACAACGCTTACGTTGCTCTTCCCACCATTCCTTATACTCATAGGAACGTGGATGAGCACGGCATAAGCCCTCATTAAATACGGGAGAGAAATATTGAGTATTAATAAACATTACTTGCTTTCATCAACTTTTGTAATAATACCTACATTACAATCAAATCCATTCTTTAATTTACATATTGAATTAAAAAACTGATTGAATTTTTCTTTATCTTTAACCTCTTGTCTTAATCTGGACATCTGGTACTGATCATCTTCAGAGAAAACTGCTCCGTTTTCAAACTCTATTGATCCGTCTTGTCTTTTAATGTGTTTCATTATTTTCCTTTAATTTCTATAAGCTTTTCCAATAGTCGGGTTTCCATTTTCTGAATATCTACCCTTAGATTATTTACCTCTTGGAAATTTTTCTGTAATGAAGAATGCAGGCTTTCACGCAAGTCATTATGGTTTTTAATCGTATCGTCAATCCTTGAATTGATAATAGTATGTTCTCTTTCCATGTCTTTTATAAGCTTTTTCTGACCGTCCTCAAGAACATCAAAATTTGCTTTTACCTTTTCAATGTTTCCCTTCATATAGAAGTAAGCACCTACTAAAGATATAAGACCCCCACATATCATAATTACATCAGTGGTTCTGAAAAGAATGTCATTTGCGTTAACTTGCAGAAACATATCACTCAGCTATAATAGGTGATCCATAATTAGTGCCAACATTAGCGTTCTGTGAACGATTAAATGTTGGACTTCCGAATCCTAAAACACCTCCGCCATTAGGCTTTTGAGTTCGCAATGTTTTTTCTACACAGCAATCAGGTGTAGAAGGACTAATAACACAGCAAGTATTCCATGTTTTCCAGACAGATGCTGGATTCCAGCGTGATTTAGATACTTTGAACATTTTCAGTTGTTTTTATAAGTTCCCATTTAAACAATCGAGCCACAACTTCCGGTGTGATACCTTCTATCTCTTCTATTTCACTATCGTAAATCTCACAAACTAATACTTCAATCTCTTCATTCATTACCGACATAACTTCTTCTTCAGCTTTTTTCTTTGCTTCTTCATCCTGAAATTTGTAAACCAATGTGTTATTAACAATTTCAGTAAGTACATCTCCATTGTCATCTTTTTCAGCGTACTTGTTAAGTACCTCACGACGAAGTTCATCATAGCTGTTCATTTGCTCCAAAAGAGCATTAATTGATTTAACAATCTTCAGAACAACCTTGCCTGGCATCTTAATAGACTTTAATTCATTAAGAGTAGGCATTAAATCTGTAAGGATTTCTATATTCTTAATCTTGATCTTTTTTATCTGTGTCATCTTATTCTGTTATTAATTCATTTTTAATTAAGCATTCAAGAGTGTTAGCATCTAAAACAATATCTGCAATGTCATTAAACTGTATAGGATAAACAGTTACTTCTGCTTCTTCATTAAGAATTTCTCCTAATACAGTATAAACATCATTTGTAATCTCTTCAGATTCAAACTTGTAATTATTGTTTTCGTCAAACACAGGGCTTCCATTTTCATCTTTTATGCACTTAGCATTAAGAATAGAAAACCTGAGCTTATCATATTCCTCTCCGGCTTTAATTAAAGGATCAATAGTTTTAATAACCTTGTACATTACTCTGGTAGGAAGTAAACTTCTTTTCATTTGTACATATGCAGGAATAATCATACTTATTACATCTGCATTTTTTACTTTAATCGTCTTGTTCATCTATGGTCTGTTTATTATTTACTTTGAAAATTATCTTTCACAAGGACTTTCAGGTGCATTACATACTCCATTAAATGTTATAGTATGCGTTCCATCATAAGTGGGGCCTTCAGAACTCATGCATGCTGAAAAAGAACCAGGAGCAATTAGTATATTAAAATTCTGTCTACTTCCAGAACAGTCATAATATGAACCAGTGCCTGTAGTTGTGTAATTTACAGTAAAACAATAACATACCTGAGAAAGGCTATCGCAATTGTTATTTGCACAAGGCCCGTTATTCACTAAACTGATAATAGGATTTGCAACTGATCCGTTAGTAACAACAACAGAATCAGGTTGAGCACAGATACTGTATTGCACAGGATATCTTACAGAAATAGCACTTTCTGTTCCAGTGCAATCTACATATGCAATAGTGCTGTCAGGCTCTGCTATTACTGTATAACAATAACAAGCACCATTACAATCTTTACAAGTGCAACAGTCGGCATTGCTTTGTGATTTTTGATAAAATGTTGGCCCAGGATTTCCAGGAAAAAAATTTGACATGACTATAAAGTTTTAATAGCTTTTAATACTCGGTTGTTTACGGTGTAATTATTTCCACCAGCATTGTAAGTTACAAGTTTAACAATATAACTACTACCTGCCGGAACAATTAATGACGCACCAATACTGCTAATGCTTAAACTCAAACTGGAAGGGATTCTTGTTACCCTTTGGCTTCCATTAAGAATTACATCGCTTGGATCCTGGCTTACAATAAGAGGATTGGTGTTGTAAGAAATATAATAAGAAAGATCATCCGGAGTTGCACTTCCTAATACACAGGTATCAAAAAAGATATCCCACTTACCTTCTGTTAAAACAAAATTTAAGCTGGGAATTACATCTGCCGACGTATTGTTGTTAGTGTATCCTGTAGTTTGCACAGAAGAAACACTTTGACCGAAATTCTGAACAGCTGTAGTCACTAATGCAAGAAGAGCTGCATATGTAATGCTCTTATTATCACCAAGAACCGGGCCTTGAGATATTACAAATTTGTCAGTGCTGTTTAATGTGGTAGTCGGCGTCATAGCCGAAATAGGAACTCCCATTGTCTATTGCTTATGTGGTTTGTACTGCTATGAAATAACTCGTAGTCAATTCATTTGTGCAGCCCTCAAGCAATATACAATCAAAATTTGAGGAAAAACCTTCAAGCAATATGGGATCATCTCCTCCTCCTTCAAGCAAAATGCAACAGTCGTCAAAACATTGATCACAGTTCTTGTTGTCGTAAAACAACCCAAGGTCATTCTCGGCACTTTCACCGAAAATCATCTTTTTACCCCTGTGGTCTTTATTCCAAAACATTTTCTATCCTTCAAAAAGCTTTGCTTTACCTCCCCCTACTTGATGAGCATCTTCAACTGATTTGAAAACCTGCTTCTCAAGATCATCCCGTAGCTTTACCAGCTTTGCTGCGTTAACTACTGACTCAGCTACAATATTATGATTTTTTTCAGTGACTTTCAAATCCTTCCAAAAATTTAAATACTCCTCAACCTTTTCGTCAACACCGTAAAACAACCTCTCCTTGGCACTATATTGAATCTTACCTATAAATTCAATACAATCACTCACTTCAACAATAGACTCAATCTTCTCCCATTCATTTGCCTTCAATTTAAGCCTGTCAACACATACCATCTGCTTCCTGTCCAAAGGCAATACATCCGAATAAACACTATTACGGTCATATACCAAATGCAAATAAGTGATGATCTTCTTAAACTCCCCCTCGTCCTTTTTATACTTCTTCCTTAAAGCAATAAAAGGCCCCGCAGCCTCAGCCTGAGAAGCTAAAAAAACATCCTCATTAAGAGTGTCAAATATTACTTTTGCCATGGCTTCAATTCCATAGTAAGAAAACGACCCTTGCTGTAATCACCATGGTTGTTAATCCAATGACAATCTACACCAATAACAAAAGTCTTCCTTTTGCCAGAAATCTCTTTACTGGTCTTTACAACCTGATCAACATACATCTTCCTGTCAGGATAATCCCTATGGTAAACCTCAGAACCAGTCTTGATCCAACGCTTATCCTCATTAAGGCTATTACAGAAATTCTCCTCCTGCAATGTCTTTGTGTCTTTCATAATCTATCTCTATGTTTATATAAACTCCAGGATTCTTCTTGTCATACCTGTAAGGCAAAAATACAGGAATTATCTCATCACAATTATCATCATCTATCCAACCATATCTAACCATCAAATCCTGAACCGTCTGAGCAGGATTAATATAATCAAACTTCCTATGGCTATCCCTCACAAACTCAAACTCAACAACCAAAGGCTTACCCATACCACTTATCAACCTACTGAAAAACTTGCCAGAAATAACCCAGGCAGCCTCAGTGGACTTAATGTAATTCATAGTCTGCTTAGAACTAATAACCAAAGTCCTAGATCCATGCCTTACAACCCTCTTGCTGTTCTTACTGCTAGGAACATTCCCAGGAATAAAAAAACTACGCTTATAAACCTTCATCCTCAGAAATTAATCCACGCAATACATCACTAGTGTTATCCAATGCCTCATCAACCTTGCCATTACTCCAATCATTAAGCCTGTCCAACATAGCATCTACCTTCTGCTGCCTTAGCCAATCGTACCTCTCAAACCTAGAATATAAAGCCCTGCCAGAATTAGTGTAACCACCATCCACATTACTAGATATATAACCGTAAACCGTACTGAAAAAAAGATCACTCGATATCAACCTCTCCTGCAACGAAAACAACCCCCCAGAATTATAACTATCCACCAACCCCTTCATAACATCCCCAGAATAATTACCGCAAAATACCCCCCTGTCCTTCACAACATAATAACACCCATCCCAACCAGGACTAACAAAAAAACTAATAAAATTTTCAAAGGATTCGTAAAAACCAGGAGAATCAACCTCCGGCAAATCGTAAGAAACTGGGTCTCCACCCATATCATTCCCCGATAAATAACTGTAAGTAATGTAAGGGTACACACCCCCACTCATAGATGCATTCTCTTCTTTCATAAATCTGTCCTTTAAGGTTTCTGTTTATACAAACATAAACACTTATACCCATACCCCCAAATAATATCCCCACCCTTTTATTAACACCCCGATACCCCCATACCCCATACCCCTAATTTCTATTCGAGGCTATACCTTTAGGAACCATCCTACTCTACTCCCCCCTATGCCTTAACCAATAAAAACAAAACAAAATGAAACTATCAAAGAATTACAGCCAGGTGACAACAGTGTCTAAATCAGTTGTAGCACAAGCGAAGGAACAATCTTTTGCAGTAGGTAATGAAAACTACAGCAAACAAGAGTGTCTAATCAAGTTAGGTGCAAACAATACTGATAGTAGTAAGGTAATGGTGTTCTTATACTTTAAAGGACAGAAGACATTTATCACATCAGTAGCTAATCTACCACAGAATCTACTGATAGAGAAGGGAGAAGGATATGAAGTAGTAGAAAAGACAGTATTGGAAATCAAGGAAGGGAAAATCCTTTCTTAAATTAAAGGGGAGAAATCCCCTTTTTTTTAAAAATCTGTTTAAATGGAAAGAATAGTACTAGGTTGTTGTATGTAAATAGTAATATATATAGCAACAGGGAATTTTGCATTTGTTCCACGAATTAAATAAGTGTTTCACAAACTAAACTAACTAGATATGGAAAATACAATAACAGAACAAAGCCAGTTAATCGAATAGATAAAAGACTTCATGAAAGATAAAGTTAACTCTTATGACAGTAGTCATAATGAGAAAGCCTATTGGTCATGTAGAGATGCTTTGAATTTAGCTCTAAGTACAGATGATTTAAAAACTGTAAGAATAGCTAGGTCTTTATTTGAAAGATATAAATGGTATTTGTAAGGGGGCTTAGGCTCCATTTTTAATGCACCATAACTCACTTCCCAAGGGTGAGCAGTTGTAAAGTATGGTCATGCGAACAGTGTGGCTGCCATTCCAGAAATACAACTGAGTGCAGAGGGGATTAGTCAGGTGGCGGAATGGGTTGTCCGCAATTGGGTACACAATGAGAGCGTGGGCTAAGGTACACAGGCGTAGCTCTTCAACAGGTTCGAATCCTGTCCTGACTACTAAACAATTAAATATTAAAACAATATATAAACCAAAAACCAAAAACAAACAATATGAAAACCACAGTAACAGTTATTCTATATTCATCTCATGCAGAGATGATCGCACCATATGTTTGCGGAGATCGAGTGCAATTTAGGCGATATGTAGGTTACTGCGAATGCAGTGACGGAGGTAAAAATAGAAATTATGTGTTTGAAGGTTACACTAATGAGCCTTCATACACAATTAGAGACGTATTTGAACGTCTAAACGACACCATCAATGTAAGAGAACTCGTCTTTGAGGGAATAGACGAATTACCTATCTGCGGTGACGCAGACTTTCAGGTAGGAAAGGGAATTTACTCTCTAACATGGGGGTAATATGAAAACAAGATATGTGATAACTAGTATATGGATTATATATTTATTGGCCGTTGTAATGACGGCAATAGCGTATTACTGGTGACAAAAAACCCGGATTATATTATATATTTTCCGGGTTTTTTTTACCAATTTGTTACACAAAAAAATATTAAAATGGACAAGAAAATCAATAGAAAAATTAATAAATCCATAGATAAACTCAACAATAAGTTGAGAAAAGAAGGATTTAAAAATGGTATAGTGTACCATTTTAGAATGACTGATTCTTATATCAGACGTATCCAATTATTGTGTAGATTAAGAGATAATCTAGACAGTTATGATACATGAAATTAAGCAGGTTATTTGGGTAACTACTCCACATGGTGATGGTCAAGCTCTGTTCATTATAGACTATGGGCCACATGAAAACACTATATGGGTAGTTGCCTTAGAATGTGACGGCAGGGTGTTACATTACAACTCTAATCAAATAAGGTTATGTAAAAACGATACATTTAATATAAACTTATAGTATCATGAGAGTTATATGCATCAACGACAAAGACCGGCCTAATGAGATTCCTACATCTAAATGGATAGTCAAAGACAGGATCTATACTATTGTTAAAGTATGGCATATCAGGCAAAGACCTGGTACATATGGTGTAGAGTTAGCAGAGATAGATCTGTCAGTTTGCTTTCCATATCTGTACTTCTCAGCAAATAGATTTGCTCCTGTTATGTCTAATAAGGATATAGAAGCCATCCTTGAAAAGGCTTTAGAAGAACAAGAACTAATACAAGAAACAACATGAACGAAGAGTATTTAGTGTTAATGGATGCATCTCAAGATGAAATTCATAAAAACAATCAAGGAAGAAAGAATGATGAAACTTCTTTGAAAATACAAGAACTAATTTCCAATATGGAAGTAGGACAGAAGTTTTATATTACATCCGAATATAAGTCTCGAACCGTCACTTATCTTACAAGGAACTTCCATAAAGTTGAGGGTAATGAAAGATATTACAAAGTAAAACAAATATTAAAAGGACAAAAATATGCTGTCATTAGAATCCGCTAAATTGTATATAACATACAAGTGTATATTAAAACGATCTATAAGAGAGTTTCAATACCTTGGAACTAAACTTAAATCACAGCCAGATAAATATGCCATATGGTGTAAGGTGGCACAAACAATTTAATCCAATATCTATGTACAACTCATATAAAGAAATAAATGACCTTGAATCTGAGGTCAAGAAATATACAGATACAAAGATTATGTCTCTAATTGAAAAAGAATCAGAAACATTCCAAGTATATGTAGAGAAAATTAGAGCTGAAATATTTCAGAGAACAGGAGATATTACAGTTAGCGTGCATGGACAAATAGCTGATGAGATACATTTAATTGTATTAAAAGAAGTATCAAGGCGATGGGTAATACTAAAAGAATGCATCGAGTAGATAGAAAGTCTGTAATTATACGTCCTAGTGGTCGCAGTACAGATTATATATCTCCCAGCTTTGGATATGGATGCGTGTTTAATTGCAGCTATTGTTATATGAAAAGACATAAACCAATAGGTCTTGACATAGCGGACAATACAGAACACATACTGTCTGAAATATATAGCCATTCTATGTTTGCTGATGTATCTAAGCCAAATCAGACACATGAGAAATATATCACATATGATATCTCATGCAATGAAGATTTCTCAGCTCACCTTAAATACCATAACTGGAATAAGATATTCAGGTTCTTTATGGATAATGACCATATTATGGGCAGCTTTGCCACTAAATATGCCAACAAAGACCTGTTGTTCTTTAATCCTCAACGTAAGATAAGGGTAAGAATGAGTTTGATGCCTCAGATATATTCACATGCATTAGAACCAAACACAACTAGCATAAAGGATAGAATATCATTCATCAACAGCCTTTATGAAGCTGGATATGATGTGCATATTAACTTTTCTCCTGTAATAGTTTATGATAATTGGCTTGAACACTATGAACAACTGTTTGTGGATGTAAACAAAATAGTCAAAGACAATTACAAAGAACATGTTAAAGCAGAAGTCATATTCCTGACTCACAACAAGAACAAACATGAATACAATCTGAATAACAATATCTCCGGCGAATATCTATTACATAATCCTGATATACAGGAAGACAAGATATCTCAATATGGAGGTAATAACATCAGATATAAAGCTTCTCTAAAAGCTAAATACATTAAAAGCTTTATTGATATTCATGATAAGATTATTCCTTGGAACAAAATAAGATACATCTTTTAACAATGAAATACTCAATCTTTTCATTTGCAATATTCTTTTTATTGCTATTCTGTATTCTTAGATATGGATCAAGAAACAGAGATAAACCAAAAACTATTCCCATTTATTACAAATATAAAATAGACTCAGTGGATAGATATCATGTAGATTCAACAGGTAAATATTTATTGAGATACAACGGAGACACTGTTAAATAATATAAAAAAAACAAATATGGAATTAGTTATGCAAAAAGATATAAATGATTGTTTTGAAAAAACTTTCGCTTCTTTCGGTGTTATGATAGAAGAAATAAAATCAAGAAAGTCTAATGATGTGATGCTTAAAAATCACAGCATTACTGTTCTAGACTCTATATACAGGTCTATACAAAATATTGAAGTCTTAAATGTAAAATTTGATTTAGGAATGTATATGACTTCATTTAGAAACTATATTAACAATAAGATAGGAAATGAGATCTCAAGTCTTATTGAAGACAGATTAGAAGAAATCATCAATAATGTGTCAAACATTTATTTTAAATATTGTTCAGACAAAACAAATGAAGTTTATGTTCTTGATTTTAATAATATCATTGATATTGCTCCTGTAATAAAAACTAATGATGGAAAATCTAACATCATTGGTATGATATTTTATAATAGTAAAATTAATAAATACAATGTCATGCCTTGTTTGGAAGAAATTCCATATATCAATGTATTTAACAAATCAAGTCTTAAATTTTATGAATCTCTTACATATGAAAATGATATTTCAGGAGATCCTGATATGTCAATATTTGAAAGAAAAATGATTTCACATTACATTTTAAGTAAAGACGCAAATGTAGATTTCATATATAATCTATATTCATCATCTTTATTTCCAAATTGGCTGTATTCTATTGTTGACAGAATAGCATTTGAAAATGCTTGTGCATCTGATTTGTATGATGGAGAAGAACATGTTGTAAGAAAAAAGGTTCGTGATGAGTACGATTATTACAATAATCAGATTATGATGAATGTAGGCAGTTTAAATGAATCTAATAGTGATTTAATTAGAGATATTTCACAATATAAATTGCAACTGCATCCCAAAGGAGATCCTATGTTTACAAAAGTTAATGAAATTACAACGGGATTTGCAGACAAAAACAGTGCAATGATGTATTTGTACAGCCTTAACATGAAAATTGTAGCAGACAAATACTCAAACAAAGCATCCGGATTTATCAACGACATATTAAACTTCTAAATCAAAAACAAAATGACAACTGTAATAATTATTCTTTTCTTCGCTTCAATTTGCATTCTTTTGGTGTCAGGCAAATTATTGTTTAATGCAAGAAAAAGCCTGCAAAATTCAAAAAACATATTGCAATCTTCTGAGTTTTCTTTAATGTCATCTATTGAAAGAAGCAAACAAGCAGCCTTACTTGTTGAAGAAGCGAAAAAAATAAATTCTGATTCAAAAAATGATAATCAGGATAAATCAAGAGTAGAAATGATAAAGTTCTATTCTGAATATTCAAATAATCTTGAGGATGAAATAATGAGACAGATTGATAAAAAATCTAATCATATATCAAATGTAATCAATATGTTTAAAGACAAAGATGACAGTGAAATATCAAAAGAAAATGTTAATATGATAATTGATATTATAACAGATTTTCTTGAAAGTCATGTCAATTTTGACAATCTGAAGATTTCTTTGATTACAAATCAGATGAATTTCATCAAAGCAAGAATGGAAGACAGAAAAAGTAAAAACATGGATATATCAGAAGAGTTAAAATATTATGATATGTCTAAAGAACTTATGGATTCAATGAAAAATACAACAAATGCATTGAAGTCTAAGATTGATAAAATAAATAATTATTGCAGAGAAGAAAATAATTTAGATTTATTAACTAATCTTTTAACAGATATAATTGATCTCCGTAAAAATGGAGTTTTTAACTCAAATAAATCTGAAGATAATTCTTATTCAGTTAAAAATATAGACAAAACATTAAGATTTAAAACTCAGGAAGAATTTAAAAAAACTCTTGATAACAGTAAATCTTTTGATATTAATAATTCAGAAAGAGCTAATCTTCAAATATTCTTAACTACTATCAATAATCTTATTGAAAGCAAATGTGAAGAAAACGAAAAGTGGGTAGAAGCTTTGAATATGATTCCGGATGTAATGAATGATGAAGATTTAAAGATCTGGAGTATTTATTACGATAGTGTTCTGTCTTCAGAAAAATACAAGAAGTTCACATCTGAAAATTACCCTAATTTAACGAACACAGAAAAATGGGTTTTTAATAGTATTATGAAAATTGAAAATTCAATTAAATCTAAAAACAATGGCTAATAAAATATTCAAAGCCACTTATGTATTTGGTGGCGAATGGATTGACAAAAAGCTTGTTAATTCAAAGAAAATAGTTGTAGATTTCAATCTTCATGAAATTCAAAAATATGGAGTTACAAATGTTATAAAATACTATGCTAAACGATATAACATTGGAGAAAACAAATACAACTGTTACATAGAAAATTTTGGTAAATCAGATAAAACAAAACCTAAATATTAAAAATATGATAAACGAAAGCTATTACAATAATCCTGAATTTATTGTTGAAAAGAATAAATCTATAGGATTTGATATAAACTCAAAGCAATATAAAATGTTTAAGCTTCACACATTTATGTCTTTGACAAATGGATTTATAAAAGAATCTATAAGACAGGAAAAAGATATGATTGGTATGTGTGCTGTATTTTATATTCCTAAAGATCAGAAGGAATTTGAAATAAAAGCTATGGGCAATGTATTAAGCATCAATTTGGATAAATATGTTAATACTTTTCAAAACTATAAAATGGTTAATGCTTTTATTCCTTTTGAAAATGACATGTTTAATGATGATGTTGTTGAGAAAGCTTCAAAGTTATTTTGCTTTGAAAACAATCCATTTGCAATAGCAATATTAAGAAAAGCAACGAGCAATGTAGTAGTTGAAGGTACAAATATTGAAGTTGAAATTCCCAATGTTATGAATCATTACATAGAATATAGTGATGCTAGTTTTAATATGTTTTCTTTTTGCAACACTTCTTGTAACGAACTTAATTCATACAAAAAAAGATTTTATGACAAAGGTTCTTCTATTAATGACATATCAGACATGTCTAGTGATTCTATAAGTTATTTCATTGATTGTTGTAAAGACACAAAATCTGGAATAAACAACAAGTATTTACCTATTCCTGTTGGCATCTATGCTATCTTAAATAACATGTTTGATTCTGTTGATTTAGACAAGAGATTAAATCTTCAAAAAATGATGGATGGACAATATCCGGTATTCAATGGTGAATTTGCTCATGAAGTAAACAATTTAAAAGAAGATTTTACAAATCTGGACAGACTTATAGATTTAATGAATGTAATGTGCATAAAAGTTTATGGTGATTCACATGTAAAAATAAAAGACAGCAACAGCGATTTAAGCACTAATTACAATGGTTTTTATTTGTATGAAAATGCTGATAAAAAAATCGTTAACAATATATCTGATGATCTAAATAATCTATTAACGGACTTCTTAAAAAATCTGTAATATGCCATACGACAAAGAAAAAAAGATGATTTACACTAAATTAGTTGGTGTAACAGGAGCCAATTACAATCCTGCAAGTGATAATGATGTCTATTCTATTTATAACCCTGATAAATCGGAAGATCCATTACCAGTTTCATTTACATATAAAAATGATGTTTCTTTAGGATTAAAGCCCAAAGAAATGCTTAGTGCTAATTATCAAAAAATAAATTCATTGATAATGCATGTGAATAGATGCAGTATAGACGAAGTTAAAAATGAGTCTATTAAAAAGATGTCTTATTTGCTTAATTCATTTTTCAAAAGACAAATGGTGATTAACTACATTTATAATCATCCGGATCGTGTCATAAGATTCTATAGAATGCATAATAAGATTTATGTAAGATTTAGTATTTATGACGACATCAATTTTAACGAAACAACTGAATGGTGTGTTAATTATCATATCGGTGAAATTGAAATTCAAAAGTATCAGGATATTCTTGACACAAACATCACTGGTATTACAAGCTTTTCAGTTACAGGCGTTGAAAAAAGAATGAAAGACTCAAAAATAAATCTTGGTCTTAATATTGGCATTAAAATATATGAATAAATAACTTATGAGCAAACAATTTAATACTTTATCAAAATGAGTGATTTTAAAACTCGCCTTATTGAAGAAAAGGCACAATTACAGGAAAAAACTGAAAAGTTAGAGGCTTTCCTAAGCAAATCAGAACCGTTAGAAATTGCAGAAGTGCAAGAAACGCTTTTGAAAATTCAGTTAAATGCAATGAAAACTTATAATCAATGTTTGGCTGAACGCTTGCATTGGTTGGATAACGGTTTGGCTATGTGCTGAACGTAGAGTAACGGAGTTTTGCATATAGCTTGTGTTATATGCTTTTTATTAATCAAATAAATTTTATAAAAATGGAATACATAACAATTTTAGAATCAGAAAATAACGAGTGTCCAAATGTAGGTACAGTAACGCTTGAAGACGTTAACAACAAATTCAAAAAAGCGATTGAATCTCATTTTGATGCAGAATTAATTTCCTTTTCATTTGTTGATGAACAAATAGAAACTTTAGGCGATTGCATAAACGCTTCACCAATAGATGTATTAGTGAAATTAGACGTTGATGGGGATATAAGTGAATATAAAGTTGAGTTATCTCAAACTTGGGTGTACTAATTGCATATAACGTTTTGCGTATATACGAGGTACGCCAAACGATAAATTTCAAATTATAAACAAATGCTTGTAGGTGTATCTTGTATATACGCTGTTAGCGGATAGTTAAAAATGAAAATACACACATTAAAATCAAGAACAGTTTGCCATAACAGCGAGAAATTTCTGATAATGGTAGGACACAGACATTGGAACTTA